TAGAGAGTCTAGCAGTAGTTGAAATGATTAAGGAATTTGGAGCCTGTACGTCGCTATACGTGGATATGGTCTAGCGACCTACATGCTCCATTTTGGAGCGGTTCTGACGTTCACTGGTAAGACCACTTCGGCGTCGTTCGAGTACTCGAGTCGCTGTGTCCAGGCCGTCGCGGCTTGACGGTGGGCAACCGGGCGCGCGATGCTGGTCGCGAGAATTCCGCGCCATTGGCGGGATGGCACGAGAACCGCGATCATGGGCGAACCAGACAAGCAGAGCTCGGACGAGCCTAAGCGTCGATCAGGCTTGACAACGGGCGCGCTTGTGATCTCGGACGGGCTACGTGACATCGAGGCGCGACGCGACGTCGGTGTCGATCCACCGATCGACGGCACGATCGCGATCGGGTTCAACGCCGTCACCGGCGAGGAGATCCACGGAACGCTCGTCCCGTGGAAGCTGCCGCGGCCGCCGGATGCACCACCTCCGCGCGCGGCGATCGGTCCGACGCCGAACCACGAGCGACGCGCGTACGTCGAGCAGCTGTGGCGCGCGATGTACTCGCGCGGCGAGATCGTTGCCATCGTCTGCAAGCGGTTTCCAGGGACGACGCCGCCGACGGTCGACAAGGACATCGCGCGCGTCAAAAAGATCTACCTCGAGACGGCGCGCGATCCTGATCGCGTCGAGCTCGCGCGCGAGCAAATGGTCGGCATGCTGGTCGATCTGCAACGCGAGGCGCGAGCGTCGGGCGATCGCTCGACGGCGCGGTTTGCACTCGACAAGATCGCCAAGATCCAAGGGCTGTACGCGCCGATCAAGATCGAAACGACCGAGAACCACGTGCACACGGTCGCGTTGTCGCTCGAAGAAATGGTTGGAGCACTCGACGAGGAAGGCCGCAAAGCGCTCGAGCTTGTGCTCGCGCAGGTCGAGCGCGCTGGGATCAAGCCGCCCGAGCTGCCGGCCGCGGGCAACCTGTTGCGCCTACCGGGCGGCCGGGTGATCGATGCGGCGTCGGATGAGGTTGACGACGACGACGACTGCGGCGAGGATTAACGGCTATGGCTGACAACGTCAACACTGAGAGCGCGCGATGATTAAGCGGATCAAGATCACGCACTTTTCGCTCGTCCCGCTCACGTCACTCGACAATCCGCAGTGTCGGTGCGTGATCGCGCAACGCTTCATCGCACCGACGCCTGTCGGCACGTTGACGGCGCGACTGATGGCGACGCTGCCGGCGGCCGGAGTCGCGCGATGAGCGCGCGCATGCTCAAGATGCCCTGTGAGCTCTCGTTCGAGCTCTATGCTGAGGTCGTGATCACGTCCGATGCTGCTGTCGCTTCGGTGCGCGAGGGTGCCGCCGAGCTCGCCGCATTCGTGGAGGAGCTTCGGCTGATCGTCGACGATCCGCACGCACCGCGTGAGGTGATCACCGATCGAGCTCGAGCCGCGGTCGAATCGTGGTTCAGGATCGCCGGATCGATCCCATGGCGTGCACCGGATGCGATGCCACTACCGGCGGCCGGAGTCGCACGGTGATCGCGTTCTACGTCAATCCGTTCCACCGACGGTGGATCATCGCGCGGCTACGTGCACCGTCGAAGCTGATCGCGTTCGCCTGTCGGCTCGGCCGCGACGTCGGTGTCGAGATCGAGCGCGGCTTGCGCGCGTGGTCCCCCGAGCTCGTCGAACAGGTTCGCGGGTGGCTTGCGCAAGTGCAGTACGTCCCCGACGAGTTTCGCGCGCGACTCGTCGGCGAGGCGCGTGAGATCTTCTACGAGCGTCAAGAGCGCTTCGTGATCACGCACGAGAACAGCGCACCGCCGTCGACGATCGAGCCGGCGAAGTGCGAGCGCTGCTACGGCCGCGGCTACCGCAACGACTCCGACGGCAGCGAGGTCGATGGAACGTTCGACTTCGTCGAGGTGTACTGCGATTGCACTGCCGGCGATCGCTTGCGCGCTGCCGACGAGCGGCCGCGGTGCACGGACTGCGGCGGCGGCACTTGCTTGTGCGAGCAGCTCGCCACGGGGCACGCATGATCGTCGTGATCCGGATCAGGAAACCGCGCACGTTCGAGGTCGTGCTCGAAGCCGAATACAAGAGCGCGGCCGCCGTGGCGCAGCGTCTCCGCAACGACGGGCACAACGCTCGCGTTGCGGCCGGCGAGGTGATCGTGAGCGCGGAATGACGGACTGGAAACCGCTCACGCTGCCGACCGCACCGCCGAAGAAAACCGGACCGTCGCGCGTGACGTGCTGGTACATCCCGGTTCTACGTCGCGATCAGGAGCGTCGTCGCGCGCGCAAGCGTCGGCTCAAGCGTGACGAGATGCTGTGCGGTCGGCCGGTCGTCGCGATCTACACGCACGTGTTGGATCTCGCGGCCGACCGCGACGCGCTGCCGATCATGTGCGCGTGCCGCAAGCACGACAACGTGATGCAGCTGCGGATCCGCACGCGCGACCCTGCGGATCGTGCGCTCGCTGGTCTGATCCGTCGTGAGGTCGCAACGTCGATCGTCGTCGAGAAAGTCGTCGATCGGTGAACGCACGCGACGTCAAGATCGAAGCGATCCGATCGATCCACGCACTGATCGCCGGCGGCGGTGTGCGTCTGCCGATCGCACGTATCGCGCGTGCGCCGTGGCGAGCTCGAGCTCGAGCGTGGTTCCGTTACAGCTTCGTGTTCGGCGTGCGCTGCCGGACGTGTGGCGTGCGCTGCAACGCGTTCGACGTGCCGTTCGAGCAGTGCCTCGAGTGCTGGTTCTGGTACGAGCGATCGGATGCTCCGTGGGTCGTCGCGAACCGGCGGCCGGGCTGATCGATGTTGCCTGCCAAGCTCGGCGCAGCGCCCGTCACGCTCGTCGGCCTCGCGGCCGCGAACATCCGACGTGCGTACGATGAGATCGCCAAGGCGCGCGCGATCGCGTCGCTGATCTCGTTCGTCGAGCTGTTTTGGCCGATCATCGAACCGCGCCAACCGTTCGTGCGTGGCTGGGTTCAGGAAGCGATCGCGCGGCATCTCGAGGCGGTCTCGCGCGGCGAGATCGACAAGCTGTTGATCAACGTGCCGCCCGGGTTCAGCAAGAGCACGCTCGTCAACGTGTTCTTTGCGGCGTGGGAGTGGGGGCCTGGTCGTCGTCCCGATCTGCGTTACATCAGCTGGTCATACGCGATCCGGTTGACGAAGCGTGATAACGGCCTGTGTCGGAAGATCATCGAAAGCGAGCTCTACCAACGGTTGTGGGGGCAGTGCGAACCGTGCAAGGCGCGGATCTCGAGTGCGCCGCGCTGCGCGAAGTGCGAAAAAGAAAAGCGGTTCCGCCTCGACGACGATCAGAATTCGATCGTCTTGTACCGGAACGATTGGGGCGGATTTCGGTTCGCGAGCTCGATCGGCGGCGGCGGTACCGGGTACCGCGCCGATCGTCTGATCTTCGACGATCCGCACAGCGTACAAACGGCCGAGTCGGATGCGCAGCGACAGGAAACGATCGATTGGTTCGCCGGCACGTTGCCGTCACGCGTGCGCAACACCGACGGATCCGTCGGCGCGAAGATCAAGTTGCCCGACTGGGTTCGGCGCGCGCACAACGTCGACGAGGATGCCGAGGACGAGCAGCCCGTCAAGTCGGCCACGATCGGGATCATGCAACGCGTTCACCTCCGCGACGTGTCGGGCGTGATCCTCGAGACGCCGGCGCTCGGCTATCAGCATCTCTTGATCGAGATGGAATACGCCGGCAACGAGCATCCGGCGCGCGTTGCCAATGACAACGGACGCGCGGCATCGCCGGGCACAGCGATCGGGTACATCGATCCGCGGCGTGCGCTGCTTGCATCGGTGCCGGAGGATCTGCCGGGTGACGACGCGCTATCGCAGATCGGAAACGTGTTCGCGCGCATCGGGATCGATCGCGCGACGCTCGCCGATCCGGTTCGCTACCCTCGGCACGAGTACGAAAAGCTCAAGCATCAGCTGTTGCTCAAGAGCGGATCGAACGCCGACGCCGCGCAGTACAAGCAGTGGCCGCAAGAGGACGGCGGCGACTACTTCCCGATCGAGATCGGTCGCAAGAACATCATTTCCGTCGCTGATCTGCTGCCGGCGAAGTGCGGGTTTCAGACGCGCGGCTGGGATCTCGCGGCGACGGACAGCAACAAAGCGGCCGCGACGTGCGGCACGAAGGGATGGATCGACACGAAGGATCGCGTGATCATCCGGCACGTCGCGAAGTTGCGCGGCGGGCCCGACGCCGTCGAGGCATTTCTCAAGACGACCGCCAAGAATGACGGCGCGAACGTCCGGCAGGATCTACCGAAGGATCCCGGCGCGGCCGGCAAGGTCGTCGCGCACAGCTACACGAAGCTGTTGATCGGCCACGACGTCGCGACGTCCCCCGAGCTCGGCTCGAAAGTGATCCGCGCGAACCCGCTGTCGGCGCAGTGGAAGATCGGAAACGTCTATCTCGTCGACGATGGCACGTGGGACGTCAAAGAGTACCTGCGGATCATGTCCGAGTTTCCGGTCGGCACGTTCAAAGACGAAGTTGACGCGACGGTGCGCATGCTCGACTCTCAGGTGCGAGCGCCCGTCGTTCAACGACCGCACGGCGGCCGGCGCGTGGCACTCGACGAGGACGCATGACCCGAACCCGACAGACGAAGAAAACGAAAGCCGCTCGACTCGCGTACATCAACGCGAAAGCCGAGCGCTCGGGTGCGCTCGTCAAGGCCGGAGGTTCGCTCGCGTCGATGGCTTCGAGCGTCGAGAACCGTCCGACGTCGCCGTCGATCAAGCCGCCCGGCACGCCGCCCGGCGATGAGAAACCGCAAGGGTCCGACGGCGTCTCGAGTTACGGCGGCTACATTTCCGTCGGTGAGACGCATCCCGATCTGATCGGCGAGAACCTGTGGCGCACGTACGCGAAGATCCTCGGCGGTACGATCATCGTCGCGGCCGCGGTGCGCTACGCGTTGAACCTGATCGGCGGTGTGACGTGGACGGCCGAGCCGAACCCGCACGCCAAGGATCAGCGGATGGCGAAAAAGTGCGCCGAGCTCGTCGGCTTCGGCTTGCTCGATGCCGACATGCCGTTGCCGTGGCAGATGCACGCGAAAAAGGCCGCGCTCTATCGGTGGTATGGGTTCTCGCTGCACAACTGGATCATGCGCACGCGATCCGATGGTGTTCGCGTGTTCGCCGATCTGCAACACCGGCCGCAGCAGACGATCAAGCAGTGGGACATCCCAGCCGAGGGGATGCCATGGGTCGGCGTGATCCAGCAGACGCGCACCGGCGGGCTCTACTACGTCGAGCGATCGCGATCGTTCTACTGCGTCGATCTGTCGATCACCGATCAGCCTGCCGGCGTCGGGCTCTTGCGCCATGTCGCCGAGCACGCGCGCCGGCTCGAGCGCGCCGAACAGATCGAGGCGTACGGCTACGATGCGAACCTCCGCGGCGTTCCACTGTGCCGCGCACCGCTCGCCGAGCTCTACAACTACGCAGTCGCGCACCCCGAGCTCGGCGATCCCGATGCGTACGTCGACGATCAGGTGCACACGATGGACGTGTTTCTCAAGAACCACGTGAAGTCGTCGAACCAGGGATACATGATGGACAGCGCGGTCTATCTGTCCAACGACACCGCCGGTGCGACGCCGAGCGGCACGCCGAAATGGGCGATCGAGCTCCTCAAGGGCGACGACATGTCGCTCGCCGAGGCCGCGCAGTGGATCGAGCGGATCAACCGCGAGATCGCACGCGTGTTGTCGGCCGAGTACATGCTCCTCGGTGACGGCGATGCCGGATCGAACGCGATGCACACGGACAAGACGGCGCAGCAAGGCGCGATGCTCAACGCCACGCTCGGCGAGATCGCCGCGTTCGCACGCAACGATCTCGCGCGGCCGCTCGTCGCGCGCAACTTCGGCGCGAAAGTCGCCGAGGACTGCACGCCGATCATCACGCCGTCACCGATCTGCGTCGACGATCTGCGCGTCGCGACGGGCGCGATGCTCGACATGGTCAACGCCGGCGCCTACGTGCCGCCCGATGATCCGGCATGGGCCGTGCTGCGCGATCGCGGCGCGCTGCCGCCGCCGATGCGCATCCCGCCGGCGATGCTCGGCGCGTTGCAGCGCGTGCCCCGGCAGAACATCGCCGACAACGGCGGTTCGACGGTCGTCGATCCGAACAAGCCGCCGCCGCCGACTGATCCGAACAAGCCGCAACCGCCGTCGACGGACGACGGCGGGAAGCCAAAGCCGGGTACCGACGCGAGCAACGCGCCGGCCGATCAACTACGCGCCGGCGGCGAAGGCGCGCCGGGAAAGCAGGCCGCGTGACGTTCAACGTAACCGTCGGACCCAACACCGCCGAAGTCTACGGCGGGATCACCGCATGCATCGCGTACCTGTCGTGGAATAGCGACGCAGCTGCGCAAGCGTTCGCAAACCTGTCGACCGACGATCAGAGCAAGCGACTCGTCGACGCGACGCGATGGATCGATCGCAAGGTATGGGCCGGCGCACCGACGACGCCGGCCGTCGGCGGTACCACGTTGCAGTGGCCGCGTACCGGCGTGACGGTGCGCGTGAACAACGCGATCGTCGTGGTCGATCCCAACACGGTGCCGGTTGACGTCGTCAACGGATGCTTCGAGCTCGCCGCGCTCGCCGCGGCGGATCCGTCCGTGCTCACGGCGGCATCGACGGCGAGCAACGTGCAGTCGTTGCAGGCCGGCTCGGCCGGGATCGGATTCTTTCAACCGACGTCGCTCGCGAACGGTACCGCGACGTTGTTTCCGACGATCATCGAGCAGCTACTCGCGAAGTATCGCCCCGGCGGTACGTCGACAGGGAGCTCGCGAGCGGGCACGTTCGCCGGTGCCGACGGCTGCTCGCGCTTCGACGACTGCGCCGTGATTTCGCGAAAGATCCCGTTCTAGCGACGGCCGCGGCGAGCGCGCAACGACATCGCGCGCCGGCGAGCGGCTTTCCGATCGTCGCGCCGCATCGTCGCGCTACGCACGTCCGATGGATGACGAGCTCGAGCTCCATCGGCGCGCGTGTCGCCGGTGTGCAGGAGTCGCAGCGGCTTCGATCGCGACATGCGGCCGCGGCCGCCGATGGAGAGTCCGAGCGTAGTAACAGCTGCCAGCGTTTGATTGATCATCGCGCCATCGTAGTAGTCTGTTGCCATGGGTAACAACCTCTTTGGTGCGAATATCTCGGGGCAGCTCAAAGCCGCGTTTGCCGGCAAGCTGTTGACAGCACAACTCCGTCGCGCGACACCGACGACGCGCGATCCGGCGCATCCGGCGCAGGGCACCGCGCCGGCGCACACCGTGTGGACCGGGCTAAACGGATTCGTCGAGGCGTATCAGACGAACATGATCGGCAAGCAGGTCGCGAGCGCGGCCGCTGGGATCGACACGACGATCCGCGCCGGCGACACGAAGGTGTCGATCCTCGGCGACACGATCCCTGCGGCCGCCGGCGATCCGCAGGGCAACGACGAGATTTTCATCGAGAGTCGGTGGCGCAAGGTCGTCGGGATCGACGGCCGCGATCCGGATCGCGCGATGTTCACTTTGCATTGCCGCGGCTGATCGGTGAGAGTGGCAACCATGCCCGAGAACACCGCCACCAATCCCGACACCGTCAACACCGCACTCGATGCCGCGACGACTCCGATGCCGAAGCCGACGAGCTCGCCGCAGCGGCCGTCGATCGGTCGCGTCGTCCTCTACGCGCACGCGTGCGCGACCTATCCCAAGGTGCCGCGCTTCGACGAGGCCGGAACGCAGCTCGCCGATCCCGAGACGGGCGAGCTCCTCTACGACGTCGGTGCGCCGCAGGAAACGGTCGTCGTGCTCGGCGGATCGATCTCGTGGGTGAACGAGGACGGCACCGTCAACATCGACATGTACAACGACGGAACGCACAACATCGGGTTGCGCACCGGCGTCGCGTACGGTGGTGACGTGTCCGATCGCGACGCGGTCGGCACGTGGGCGTTCCCCCCGCGCGTCTGATCTGGCGTGTGGTGCGCGGCCTCTGATACGGTGGCCGCATGTCCAAGTTTGATCCCGCGCGCGCCATGTTCACCGCCGAATCGCTCGAGCCGGCAACCGATCCCGTCGGCACCGTCGTCGGCTACTACTTGAAGCTCGCGAACGACAAGGGAGAGATCTTCGTCTCCGAGCAGTTCGTGCGCGACCACTTCACCGCCGCACCGTCGGTGATCAAGCCGACCGCACCGGCGGCCGACACGCTCGCCGGCGCCGCGGCCGCGTCCGAAGCGAAAGCGGACGCCGGGATCCCATTCAAGAAAGCGTGATCGCGGGTGACCGCCGACGACATGGATCGGCTGATCGCCGGACTCGAGGAGCAACTCGGGGTCGGCTGGGTCGAAGTCGTCGAGTTTCTGCGATCGCAGAACAGCGTTGACGACATCGCGGCGGCGATCGCGCGCGGCGACATCGACGGTGCGGTGCAGGGGATCACTGACGCCGCGACGCGATGGGCGTCGCACGCGAACAACGCGACCGATGTCGCCGGTCGCGCCGCGGCCGAGTGGCTCGACAGCAAGGTCGATGGCTCGCTGATCTCGTACGACACCGCGAACCCGCGCGCGATCCAGCACGCGCAGCTCAACCGCTACCACTTGATCCGCGAGGTCACCGACGATCAGCGCGAGATGGTTCGGCAGGTTGTCACGCGCGGGATCGCGAACGGCACGAACCCGCTCGACACCGCCGAGGAAGTGCGCACCGGAATCGGGTTGACCGCGTCGCAAGAGGCGATCGTCGCGAACTACCGGCGCGAGCTCCGCACCGGCGACTACCAGGGTGCGCTCGATCGCGAGCTGTCGAGCGGGCACAGCGATCGCGTCGTGCGAAACGCGATGCGCGACGGTCGCGCGCTCACCGAGCAGCAGATCAACACCGCCGTCGATCGCTACCGTGACAACTGGACGGTGTACCGCGCGCAGACGATCTCACGCACCGAGACGTTGCGTGCGGTGCACGAGGGATCCCACGAGCTCTACGAACAGGCGCTCGACAAGGGGCAGATCTCGCGCGATGAGATCTCGCGCGAGTGGGTCGTCGGTCCGCGCACCGGCAAGGACTCGCCGCGGCCGTGGCACGCGTCGATGGACGGACAGCGGCGCGGACTCGGCGAGTCGTTCGTCGACGGGCACGGCAATCACCTCGCGTACCCGGGCGACCCCCACGCGCCAGCCGACACCACGATCAACTGTCGGTGCGTCGTGTCGACGCGCTACAACCCGGCGTGATCGGCGTCGCTCGCTCCTCGAGGTCGTCGTGATCACCGTCGTCGTTACCGTCTCGAGGTCGTCGTGCGTTACCGTCTCGAGGTCGTCGTGATCGGAGAGCACCATCGCGCGCTCGCGCGCGTCGTTCAGGATCGAGCTCGAGCTCGCGGCGATCGCCGGATCGCGCGGTTCGGGTGGCACGTGCGCGCGCCGCGTCGGATCCCGCGATGGTGGCAGTGGTCGGCGTCGCTCGCCGCGGCGATTGCCGGCGACGTCGTTGCCGCCGGCGTCGTGCGACGCGGCAAGCTCGCGGCATGGCCGCCGAACGCGGACCACTACGCCGCTCGCGTGAAACTCGACGCCGCGGCGTAGTTCGCGGATCCTGCCGCGATGGCAGCGATCGCGCGGTTTGAAAAGCACGGCACGTTCCACAAGGTGTCCGGATCGATGGCGTACGGATGGGCGTTCGCCTCGACGTACAAGGGAAAGCCGTATTTCGACACCGGCGACGGCGAGCACAGCGATCACATTCCCGAGGATGGTGTCGCCGACGTCGCACAGCTTTTCATGGAGCAAAGCCGCGTCGGGCTCGACATGCACAGCGGCGAGCAAGCGGCCGACGTCGTGTTCGCGTACCCGATGATCTCGGACATCGCGAAGGGCGTCGGGCTCAACGGCGATACGACCGGGCTGCTGATCGGCTGGTCGCCTCACGACAAGGCGCTGCTCGAGAAAGTCGCGAGCGGCGAGCGGATCGGGTTCTCGATCGGCGGCCTCGTCAACAGCTACGACATCGTCGACGTCGACGGCAACGTGATCGAGTCGATCAACCTGAAGTCGAACGCCGGTGCGCGGTTCGCGATGTTCGGCAAGGAGTCGGCCTACTACGACGGCGGCCCGAACATGAAGCGTCGGGTGTTTCGCTCGTGGAAGCTCTCGGAGATCTCGCTCGTCGATCGGCCGATGCAAGCACCGGCGCTCGTTGGCATCGTCAAGGGCCTGTCGGGCGCCAAGGTCGGATCGATGCGGAAGATCCGCACGCTCGCGCGCGCGGCCGCTATCGCGAAGTCGTCGATGTTGACCACGGCCGACGAGGGCCATCAGCATCTGATCGATCCGACGTGCTGTGACGAAAGCGGCGCGGGCAACACGGAGGGCGCGCTCAAGCCGGGCGACGACTGGGATCACTCGCACGCGTGGGTGCGTGATCCGTCGACGGGCGCGATCACGATCGCGACGAACGACGGCCACTCGCACACGATCGAAGCGACGGCAAACCCGGCGCCGAGCGATGGAACGGTCGTGATCGCGATGCGGGAAAATTTGCCGCCGGCGCAAGAGATCGCTAGCGTCGACACCATGGCCGACGTCAAGAACGATCAGAACGCGAACGAGCTCGCCGATCTCCGCAAGTCGCGGGACGGTTGGCGCACGATGACGGACGCGCATCGCGCGCATGTCGCGAAGCTCTCGACCGAGGATCGTGACGCGTTCGTGCTGTCGACGCCGGCGCAGCGCAACGAGACGATCAAGGCGGCACTCGAGGCCGACCCCGTGGTCTACACCTCCGAGCGCACGAAAAAGGCGTACCGCGCGAGCGAGCAGTCGCTCGCCGACATGGCGAAGGAGAATGACGCGAACGCCATCGAGCTCGCCAAGGCGCGCACCGAGCGCGACGAAGCGCGCTACGCGAAGATCGCCGCGGACTCGTTCGGCGGCATCGCGCTCGTCGTCGAGAAGGGCAAGCACGACGATCGCCTCGCGCTCGCCAAGGCGATCCACACGATCACCGACGAGGCGCAGCGCGATCGGATCTTCCTCGCGATCAAGGGCGCCGCGTCGGCGCTCGACGACGAAGGCAACCCGCACGGCGTCGGCGCCGACAACACCCCGCCCGGCGAGGACGAGGACGACAAGCCGGCCGAGCCGACCACGCGCAAGAGCGGCGGCAAGAACCCGCACCGCGTCGAGTTGCAGAAGCGCGTTGCGGCGCACATGACCGCGAACAAGGTCGGCCGCGAGATCGCGACGGCCGCGCTGCTGAAGGAGGACGACGACTGCAAGGTCCTCTATCAGAAGGTCAAGGACTGGGATCGCGCGCACGCGCCGCGGCAGAACTAGCCGCAACCTCGACGACGATCACGACCTAACCCCGACGACGAATCACTCGAGCTACCAGGAGAATCCCAATGAGCGCCAACGGACGTGCACCACTTTCCATTCCGGCATCGGCCGATCTCTCGGCCTCGGAATTCTGCGGGGTGATCTCCGGCGTCAACGGGCTCGCACTGCCGGCCGCCGGCGGTTCGATCATCGGGGTTCTCTACTCGAAGCCGAACGCGATCGGCAAGCCGGGGCTCGTTCGCAGCACGCCCGGTGATCGCCTCGAGATCAAGGCCGGCGGCACCATCGCGCGCGGCGACGATCTCAAGGTCCAGGCCGACGGCACGTTCATCACGTGCGTCGCCGGCGACGTCGCGGCCGGCAAGCGCGTCGGCATCTGTTGGGATGCCGCGACCGTCGGCAACCGCGGGTCGATGATCTTCCTCGGCGCGGCCGGTGCGACCGTGTCGACGAGCGGACAGGAGATCGTCGCGACCGGCGCGCTCGGTGCGGCGTTCGCGACGTCGTACCTCAACATCGTCGGCACGAAGGCGTACGTGTTGCCCGACGGACTGTTCGTCGGACAGCAGCACATCGTCGAGGTGCAGACCGCGACGACCACGCCGATCGGCACGCTCACCGTCACCACGCCGTACACCGGCGAGGCCGCGACGCACATCCTCAAGGCCGTCAAGCAGCGGCTCACGTTCGTGTGGATGTTCGACGGTGCGGTCACCGGATGGCACTTGCTCGCCAAGCAGCGCGGCGGAAAGTCGACGTACATCGTCGCGACCGACTCGTTTGTCGGCAACAGCGACAAGTCGATCGACCTGTCGATCGCCGGTACCAAGACCGGCGCGCTCCCCAACGGCGGCGCGGTCGGCGAGGTCATCGTGATCTCGATCTCGTCGGCGACCGCGACCCCGGTCGGCAACCTGACCGGCCTCTACCGCACCAAGTTCGGCGTCGCGGCGACGAACCTCACCGGCCTCGACGCAACGACCGACTTCGCGGTGCTCGAGTGGGACGGTGCCGCGTGGTGCGAGCTCAACTCGACCGGCGTGACCTTCGCCTGATCTATCGTCGGCGGCTTGACCGGCCGCCGTTTGTTCCTGCTTTCTCGACGACGAATTCTCACAAGGACCATTGAAAATGTCTCAGCGTAATCGCGGCAGCTACATCGAGGCGGTTCAGAAGGGCGGCCTTCCGGATCAGATCGATGTCTACCTACAGCCCGAGCTGACCGACATCTCCGTCGCGTACACGATCCAGAATCAGCAGGATTTCGTGCACGACGTGTTCGGTCCGGTGCCCGTCGCCAAGCAGGCCGGCAAGTACCGCCGCTACAAGCCGGGTTCCTTCATGCGGAACAAGATGGAAAAGCGCGCCGATGGCGCGGAGTCCGTCGGTTCCGGCTTCGAGACGGATCTGCTGTCCTATGACACGGACGTGTGGGCGTGGCACATCGACATCGGTCCGCAGATGCGCGCGAACGCCATCGGCAATACCGACGTCGAGACGGCCGCGGCCGAGCTCTGCGCGAACGCGGCGATGATCAACGCCGAGGTCGAGTGGCTCAACGCGTACTTCAAGACCGGCATCTGGTCGACCGAGTACACGTTCGCGGCCGCGCCCATCGGTGCGCAGAAGTTGTCGTTGAAGGACGACGCTTCTGATCCGATCGCGATCATGCGCGCGGCGCTCGCCGAGCAGAAGCCGCGCGCGGCCGGCTACCGCTGCAACGTGTGCGTGATGTCGAACGACGTGTGGGAGCGGCTGCTCGTCCACCCGAAGCTCCGCACGCTGTGGGGCACCGGACAGACCCCGGGCGGTCCCGCGATGGGCAATCCGCAGGTCGTGCGCCGGCAGCTCGCCGAGTACCTCGAGATCGACGAGATCCGCGTCGCGGCCGCGGTCTACACGACGAGCGCGGATGGTGCCGGCGCCGAGACGTTCGGCTACATGGCGCCGACCGGCGTCGGGTTCTTCTACCGTCCGGCGCGGCCGTCGACGCTCACGCCGGCCGCCGGCTACACGTTCAACTGGACTGGCTACCTCGGTGCCGGCAGCAACGGCAGCGTGATCACGCGCGAGGTGATTCCGTTGACGAAGGGCGCACAGCGCTACGAGATCGAGCGCGCCTACGGCTACGGGCTCGTCGCGCCGGACTGCGGCATCTGGTTCCAGAATCCGCTGGCCTGATCGACAACCATCCTCGAGGAGCGACGCGGCCCCACTTGGGGCCGTTGCCGTTTTCGGGTACCGTGGTCGACATGGCAACCAACAAGGCACAGAACTACTCTCCCGAGACGGGCGCGCACGCACTCGTCGATCTCCGTCTCAACAGCCTCGACTATCTCGCCGGCGAGGAGATCGACGCGACGACGATTCCCGACGCCGACCTCCGGCAAATGTGGGCGGCGAACCGTGTCGGCTTCGGCAAGCCGTCGCAGAACCTCGTTGCGCGGCTCAAGCTCCGCAGCAAGGAGCTCGCCGAGGTGCACCGCACGAACAAGCAGCGACTCGCCGACGCGGCGCAGGCGCAGAAGGAAGCCGACGATCTCGAGCTCGCCGAGATGGAGCGCTACGCGCGCGCGAACGGCCAGCTCGGCGAGAGCGGCGAGGCCGGAGCACCCCAGGCGTGAGCGACGCGGTCGCCATCGTCGCGGGTATCGCTGCGTTCGTGCAGCGACAGCGCGACGCGTTGGCGATCGAGATCGTCGCCGAGCTCCAACGACGGCCGCCGAGCGGCACGCCCGTCAGAACGGGCTACGCGCGCGCCATGTGGGTACCCATCCTCGGACAGCCGCAGCTCGCTACCGTGCGACTGCCGACAAGCGGGACGGCACAGCAGCGACGCGCGGTGCAGCAGTCGGCGGCCGTGAGCGCGGCCGCGCGACAGCAAGCGGCGATCGCGCGGCTGCTCGCGACCGGACCGAGCAACCCGACGGTGAGCGCGCACGTGTACAACCCGGCGCCGTACGTGAACCGGCTCAACGACCCCGGGCACTCGCCGCAGTCACCGGCCGGCTGGGTCGAGCGATCGGTCGCGCGCGCCGTGGTCGCTCGCCGCACGGCAATGGCGCGCATCCTCACCGTGTTGTAGCGTCGTCGGGTGACCCCCGACGGTGCGAACGATGCGATCGTGATCGAGCTGCTTGCCAACTGGCCAGCGGCCGCGGCCGCGGCGCTCGGCGCGGTCTATCCCGTCGCCGGCGTGCCGGTGTTTCTCGAGGACGAAAACCAGGCCGAGCCGAATCCCGGCACGCCCTACGTCTACGTTTCGATCGAGCACGGCATCGCGATCCGTTGGACGATGGGGCGCAACGCCAAGTTTGGCACCGACGGAACGATCTACATCAAACTCGCGTGGCCGATGGCGGGGGGCAACGGGTTCCCCGACGGTAGCGCGTGGCTGTTGAAGCTCGCGGCCGCGATCAAGAACGCGATCAGCGTCCGGCAGCTCGCCGCGGGCGCCGGCGAGGACGGTGTGACGGTGCAGGCCGCATCGATCTCGGCGGCCGCGCAGGACGGCGCGTACTGGATTTTGGCGGTCACGCTGCCGTTCCAATACACTGAGATCCGCTAGTCACCCTACGCCCTCGCCGGAGATCTGAACCATGCGCACGCTTAGCGAAGCAACCGTTTTCCAGTCCGTGATCGAGTCGGCGTTCATGACGCCCGGCACGACGCTGTGGCGACAGCATCAGCCGAACGATCTACAGAAATTCGGCGCGGCGTTCAAAAAGATCAGCCGCAACCCCATCGGCGGAAACCGGCAGCTGCAAAAGGGTGACGTCGTCGATCTCGAGGCCGCGACCGAGTGGACATGCGATCTCACGAAGGATCTCGTTGATCACTTCGTCGAGGGGATCATGCTCGCGTCGAGCAAGCAGAACGGCGGATCCGGCACGTGGCAGTTTCGGCCGACCGCGTACACCGCGACGACGATCACCGTTCCCGCCGGCGGCGCGCTGCCGCAGTACACGTTGATCTACGGCCGCGGCGCGTTGCAGGCCGCGAACAACGGGCTTCGGCAGGTCGGCGCAGCCTCGACGGGCGTCTCGATCATCACGACCGGCGGCGCGGTCGAAGCGGTGTCGGGCTACCTCGCGACCGTCGAAGTTGCCGGCTATCGCGCGAGCGTTGCGGCTGACATCCAGATGGACGCGTCGGGCAACATCATCGGCACCGTCGCCAACTTCACGACGATGGGCCTGTTCGTCGGCCAATGGATCTGGGTCGGCGGCATCCTCGGCGGCTCGAACGCATTCGCGAACGCGTCCTATCGCGGCTTCGCACAGATCGCCGCGATCGCGACCGGCAAGATCACGCTCGCGCGGCGGTCGTGGACCGTCGGCGCGGCCGACACCGCGACCGGCAAGTCGATCGATCTCTACTTCGGTCGATGGTGCCGCAACACCTCGGCGCAGTCGGGTGACTACAAGGAGACGAGCTACACGTTCGAGACGACCTACGCGACGCTCACCGCAGGCGGCGCGGCCGAGTACGAATACAGCGAGGGGAACTATCTCTCGCAGATCGTGCTCAATCTCCCCGTCACCGACAAGGTGACGTGCGACATGACGTTCATCGGCGCGACGACGATCGATCCGTCGACGACGCGACTGACCGGCGCGAGCACGGCCGACGCTCCGCTCGCGACTGCGATGGTGAACACGTCGACGAACATCGGGCGCGTGCGGATCTCGAACACCGACGAGTCCGGGCTGTCGACGGATATCAAGTCGCTCAAGGTGACGCTCGCGAACAACGTCTCGCGCGAGCTCGTGATCGCGACGCTCGGCGCGCGCTTCATGAACGTCGGCGACTTCGTGGCGACCGTCGAGGGTGAGCTCCTGTTCACCTCCGATCTCGTGGTCACCGCGGTGCGTGACAACCGCACGATCATGTTCGAGTGCTCGCTGCGCAACGGCGACGGCGGGTTCTTGATCGACATCCCGTCACTCACGCTCGACATGACCGACCGCAAGTTCACCGCGAACATGTCGGTGACGGTGCAGGCGAAGGCGACCGGGTTTCAGGACGCGCTCTACGGCTACACGTGCGGCATCACGGAGTTTCCGTTCCTGCCACCCGTCTGATAGGCTGCGCGCTGGCCTAGCCAACGAGATCACCGTATGGTGGTCGAACGCCCCGAGGACAGCAATCCTCGGGGCGTCGTCCGTCGACCAGCGACGCCCGCGTCGCTTCGAGCAGCTCGTCGCCGTCGTTGCTGCAGCCGAGTCGGCGGCCGCCGGCAGTCAGCGACGCCGCTTGTCAACACCCCGCGCGCGGGCGTAGCTTGGGCCTCATGTCCTTTACCAGCTACAGCGCGCAAGACGTGCAGACCGAAGCCGTACCACTCGTCCTCGCATCGCTGCGCAACGTCGGGCGCGCGAAGCCTAACCCGATCGTGCATCTGCTGCACACCGGCACGACGAATCCGAAGTACATCGAGGCTGAGATCGCAGACGCCGACGACGCCCCGAGCGTCGGTGCGTCGTCCGGCGGCGACTTCGACATCGCGCGCGAGGAGGCCGCGACGGTGCGGCTGCGCAAGCGACTCGCGCTGCACGCGGTGCGCGGGCTCGAAGGCGTCTACCACGACGACGGGCGCGAGGTCACCGGAACGCCGGCAGAGATCATGGAATTCTTGCTCGCGATCCCGAAGTTTGTCGTGTTGCAGATCCGCGGATGGTCCAAGGACCCCGTTAACTTCCAAGGCGACGCGCCGGCGCCGGCTACGCCGACGAACGTCGAGGGCGTCGCAAAAAAATAATCGCCCGGCTCGACTGGGAAGATCGCTACGCGAAACAGAAGTGGTCGATCGAAGCCGGGAAAGAAAAGCGCGCGCTCTACGGCGACGCCGCCCGGCCGTGGACGGCCGTCGAGCTCGAGCTCGAGCGCGGGAAAGTGATCCATCGTCTCGACGAGGGGACAACTATCCTGCGTCGAGCCTACGTGCAGTTGTCGACCGAGCGCTCCATCGGCTTCGGGTGCGTCGGTCCCATTCCTTGGACAGCGATCAACACGTGGTGTCAAACTAGCGGCTACACCGCCGCAACCCGCCGGCGTATCGAGGCCGTCGTCGAGCTCGTCGACGCCGACTACCTAGCTCGCGTGAACAAGACGAAGTGACATGGCGCTAGTTATTGACGTCGAAGTCAACCCGAACAAGGCGACCCCGGGCATCACTCGGATCGCGACGGGGATCCGCGGACTGACCGACGACGCCAAGGCGGCCGGAGCCGCGATGGGTGCGGCGTTCGACGACCGCGGTCGCGCCAAGGACTCGGCCGGCCGCTTCACGACGACGGCGACGGCGGCCGACAAGGCGACGACCGCAGTGCGTGGGCTCGACGAGGTGCTCGCCGAGCTCGCTGGATCGTCGGCCGTCGACGCGGCTACCAAGCGGTTCAACGACTCGCTCACGCGACAGGCTGCGATCCTCGAACAAGTGCGCGGGCCGGCGCAGCGCTACCGCGACGACATGGCGGCGGTCACCGCGCTGTTCTACAAGGGCAAGATCAACGCGGACGAGTACACGCAGCAGCTTTCGCGGCTCAACACGCAATTGCAGTCGTCGACGAAGTCGAACGCGACGTCGAACCTGCAAACGCCGACGGCCGCGGTCGCGGCACCGACGGGACTGTCGGCAATGCTTGCGTCGCTCACCGACGCCAAGACGCAAGCGACGACGTTCCAGGGGGCGATCAAGGGGCTGCTCGTCGACTCGACGGGCGAGGCCGGCAAGATCTTTTCCGCGTTCGCCGAGGGTGGCGAGGCCGCGGCCGGCGCTGTCGCCGCGTTGGCGCACGCATTCATCTCGCTCGCCGACGAGTACGCGAACCTCGAGAACCAGGCGCGCAAATTCGTCGTGTCCGGGCACGACGTCAACGACGTGATCAACGATCAGCTCGAGCTGTCACGCACGCTCGACTCGTCGCTCGCCGACACGATGGAGACGTACGACGCGATCCGCGACGGCACCGACGATCTAAATCTGTCGTACGAGAAACAGATCGAGTTGACAAAGGACATCGGCGAGGCGATCCGGCTGTCGGGTGCTGGACTCAAGGAGGGCAGTGGGTTGATGACCACGCTGTCGTACGCGTTCGCGAGCGGTGCGATCGGCGGCCGCGAGCTCAAGGGGATCATGAAATCGATGCCCGACATCGCGCAGCTACTCACCGAGCAGCTCGGCAAGAACCGCAAGGAGCTTGTCGCGATGGCCAACGAGGGCAAGATCACCGGCGACATGCTCAAGAACGCGTTTCTTTCTGCCGGCGGAACGCTCGATGAAAAGATGGAATCGCACATCGTCACCGTCGGTTCGGCGTGGTCACACCTCAAGGAGCAAGTTTCCGTTTCGCTCGGCAAGCTCGCCGAGAGTACGGGAATCACAGAGGCGTTGTCGACGGTGATCCAGGGACTGACCGGCGCGGTTCAGGCGCTCGTGTCTGCATTTGAAACGCTCGACGAGTGGACGGCCAAGCTCGGACGCAATGCGGTTCTGACCGCGCTGTCGTACCTGTCCGGCAAGAAAGGAATGGACGAGCAGCAGGCGGCGATCAAGGCCAACATCAAGGAATTCACCGAGTACAGCGCGAAAATGGAGGAAGCGCGCACGTACGATCAGCGCTTCGCAGCCGGCGTCAAGGCGTCCAACGATCTGCTCGCGATGGCCAACACGCTGCTCGCGCTGCACAACGATCTGACGAATCAGAAGGCGAACGACTCAGCCGCCTATCAGAAGTCGATCTACGAGGAGAAACTCAAGATCAAGGCGCTCGACGAGACGTATCGCGACCTCATGAAAACCCAACAGGGGTTCGAGGCCGGACACTTCAAGACGCGCGTTCCGGGGGCGTCGTTCGACACGCGACGTGACAAGGACCCCGATCAGATCCTCGCCGAGATCAACGAGCACAAGCGACAGCTCGCGCTGCTCGAGACGCCACAGCTCGCCGGCGCGATGGCCATGGATCAGACCGTCGCGAAAGCGAAGGAGCAACTCGCTGTGCTCGCCGACGGGCGCGCGCGCGACATCATTTCCAAAAAGGCGTACGCCGCGGAAACCAAAAAGCTCAACGACGAGATCCGCAGCGCGTACGGCGACGCCGGAACCGACTACGTCAAGCAGCAGCTCGACGCGATCAAGGGACCGTTGCGCGACTTCGAGGGCGGCGTCGCAGCGGTCAACTACTTGCTCAAGGTCCATGCGATCAACGCTGAGCAAGCCGCGGCGCAGATCAGCAAGCTCTATACGGCGTACGCCGGACCCGAGCTCGCCGCGATCGGAACCAAGATCGGCGAGGCGATCGGCGGCGGGCCGCAGGGCGTCGCGATGGGCATCGTGTCCGTGTTCGAGGCCGGCGGCCGCGAGCTCCGCAAGATTTTCGCAGCGGGCAAGGCCGAGCTCGAAGCCGCGAAAAAGGCCGACGAATTCAATCCGTTCGCGTCGACGAAAGACACGAAGCAAGGCGAAGGAACGTGGAAGGACACCCACGGTACTGCACTGCTCGACGTGCTCACGAAGGTCAACGCACCGCTCGTCGAGTACGAAAAGCAGCTCACGCTGGTTTCGATGCTCGAGAACAACCACGCGCTGTCAGCCGAGCAAGCCGCGACGCAGGTCGAAGCGTTGACGAAGGCGTACGAGGAAGCGAGCGGCAAGATCGTCGCGACGTCGACGTGGTCTGAATTCGCCGATGGCGCCGTGGCCGCGAGCAAGCAGATCTCGAAGTCGTTGATCCACACCGCCGACGCCGTGAAAGACGCATTCACCGGATCGCTTGACGATGTCAACAAGCAGCTAAAGGATCTGATCCTCACGGGAAAAGCGGATTGGGGAAAGTTTCTCGACTCACTCGCGAACCGCTGGACGGATCTCGCGCTCAAGCAAGTCGAGGGATCGATCCTCAAAATGGCGGGGCACGGCGTGGGCTCGGACGGAGCCGACGTTGTCGCGAGCGCGAAGTCGAGCGCGGCGCAGTCGGCGATCGCAGCCGCGGCCGATCACGGAACGGCGTCGATCGCCGCGCTCGGCGGATCGGCCGACCTCGCGGTCTACTCGCTCGAAGCGTTCACGGCCGCCGTCAACGCCGCTTCGGCCGCGGCCGCGGCACAGGCTACCGCCGACGCGGCTGCGGCTGCGGCTGCGGCGTCGAGCGGCGCGGCCGACCTCGTCGGTGGCGTCGGCGCGATCGCCAGCACGGCACGCTACGGCGGGGCGCCCCCGGCCGGCGGCGCCCCGACGATGGCGGCCGGTGCGTGGCGGCCGTCGCGGATGGACGTCGGCGGATCCGGCGACGGCGCTCGCTACGGCACGCCCCCGGCCGGCGGCGCGCCGAGCTCGGACACGATGATCCCGGGGATCAAGATCGTCAACCAAGTGCTCGACGGACGGAAGGTCGCGATCGACGCAGTCAAGTCGCGCGAGGGCGACCGCGTGATCATGAACAAGATCGATCGGCTCGACCGTCGTCGTCGGCCGCGCGGCGCTGTCTAGCTACTTGCCGCCGACGTCGCCGGCGTGGCACCCTCGGGGCTATGGGCAATTACGGTGTCAAGATGCAACGCACCGCGGGCACCGCGGTGTCTGTCGGCAACATCACGGCGCCGGCGAGCTCGATGCGGCGCGTGCGGCTCTACGAGGCAAATTTCGGATCCGAGGACGCACCGGCCGACAACGCGTTTCTCTGGCAACTGCAACGCTGCACGACCGTCGGCACGCGCACGAGCTTTACCCCGGTGATCCTCGATCCGGCCGACGCCGCGTGCGCGTTCACCGCCGGCGAAAATCACACCGTCGAGCCGACCTACACCGCGGGTGCGATCCTCCTTCATTGGCCGATGAATCAGCGCGCGTCGTTGCGCTGGATCGCGGTCGACCGCGACTCGGAGCTCGTGATCCCGGCCGTCGCGAACAACGGGATCGGCTACCTCACGCCGACGGCGCCGGCGCTCAAGGCCACGGTTTACACGTTCGCGAGGGAGTAGCGATGTCGTCGAGCGGACGACGGACCGGCGGCGTGGTGCAGACGTTCGCGCCGGGTGCCGCGCGCGCGATCGAGCAAGGCACGCACACGTGCGCCCATTGTCAGCACGTCGTGGCGGTGCACGACGCGAACGGGATGCGGCTGTCGGCCGAGCAGCAGCCGCCGTTTTGTTTGCAGTGCTACCGCGTGATCTGCAACGCGTGCGGCGAGCTCGGCAAGTGCACGCCGTTCGAGGCGAAGATCGAGGCGTACGAGAAAGAGGCCGCGGACGCTGCGCGGTTCGGACGGCAACTCGAGGCGGTGCTCCGATGAAAGCGGACATGATCGCGACGCAGTGCGATGGGTGCGGCCACCTCGAAGTGGTGCCGCGCGCGACGCACGATGCGCGCGATCGCGTCCCCGACGAGCAGGCGCACGGCCACCACGTGATGCCCGGCGACCAGGACAACGACTGGATCTGCTATGGGCAGCCGATCGAGGTCGACCACCCCGAAGCGATCGCCGCGCACGCCGAGCGCAGCATCTACGGCGTCGCGGAGCTTCAGATCTCCGATGCCGATCGCGTCGCGATGCGTGAGCTGTCGTACGACGAGCGCAAGCTCGCGCTCGCGAGCGGAGACTTCGTTCGCGAGGCCGCGGAGATCGAGGCCAAGATCGCGAGTGCTTCGATCGCAGCGGACATCAACAAGGTTGTGACGCCATGAGCGCGATCGCGGATCTTCACGAGCTCGTTAACCGCTTGAGCGGCGGCAACAGTGGCAATCCCGAATTGCTCATGATGCACAAGGAGTCGCGCGTCGCCGGTGCGGCCGCAGCGGCTCCGATCGTCGGGTTCGCGACATCGTTGTGGGAGTACGAGGGCACGCCGTCGCACGGGGCGGTCCCTCCGACGACGGTCGCCTATCCCGACAACACGACGCAAGGATCGTGGAAGCAAACCAATCCGTCGGGCGGCCGCCAAAAGTGGGCCTCGTCGATCGGAGGCACTGTCACGTCACCCGGAACGCTCGTCGTGTTCGACCGACTCGCGCACATCAGCGGTTTGTCCGGCACGACGATCACTGCGCAAAACGTCCTCGCGACCGCGATCACGCGCAACACGAACGGCGTCGGTAACTTCATTTTCGGAGAGATCTATACGCAGGTTGGCGGCACGGCCACGACGATCACCGCGAACTACACGAACCAGGCCGGTGTCGCGGGTCAGACCTCACAGGCTGTGGTCTTCGGAAACACTGGTCGTCGCGAGGCCCAAAGGTTTTTTGAGATCAGCCTCGCCGCGGGCGACACCGGCGTGCAGGCGGTCAACACGGTGACCGTTCTCGCCTCCACGCTGGTCGCCGGCAACTTCGGCATCGGCATTGGCCATAAGGTTGCTTCGCTCATGGTTGGAACGAACAGCATGGCGGATATTCGATCGTTCCTCGATGGTCCGCTTACTGAGATCCTGACAGGAGCGTGCCTGTCCTGGTACTGGCTCCCGGCCGTCGCTACTGCCATGGTCTGTGACATGTGGTCGACCACGTTGGAGCGATAACGTGGCGCTTGCCGACTACACCGCGCTGAAGGCCAAGATGGATGCGCCGTCTCAGCACTACGATCACCTCCGGGCGTTGACGATCCCGAACAATACGCCGACGCGTTGCAGCTTCGTGTCCAGTTGGAAAGCCAACGGTGCGCCGCTGGCTGGCGCGACCCCAACTGCTGCGGCCGTGTGTGATCGCACCACGGCCGGCGCAGTACCAATCGTCAACGCGAGTGCTGGCGAGCTCCGTATGTGGATTCGTCGTTGCATCGCCGGACGCGCCTCCGGTTCCACCCCGGCCACCGGCAGTTTCATGTTCGCCGATCGACTCATCCATCAGGGCGGGCTCGACGGCACTGTCACGACGGCGCAGACTGTGTCCACGCCAGCGCTCACACGCGCGACGAGCGGTGCAGGTGTGATCGCAGCGCTGGAATGCTACACCGCCGTCGGCTCGACGGTCGCAAGCGCAACGGTCTCGTACACGAACCAGGCGGGTGTCGCGGGACAGGTATCGCAGCCGATCGACTTCATCTCGACCCTCAGTAACCAGGGAGGCCGCATCCTGCCGATCTCCCTCGCCGCGGGGGACACCGGAGTGCAGGCGGTCAGTACCGTGACACTCTCCGCATCGACGTTGGTTGCCGGTAACTTCGGCGTGACTCTCTATCGCCCGATCACTGGCTGGATTCCGATCGACATCAACTATGCATCGGCAGGCCATCCGCTCCTCGACACGGGGGGGTACGCCGGGCTCGTTCCGACGGATGCGTGCATCTGGATGCTCATCAACTCCAACGGCGGGCCGATCACCTCGTACGCGTCGATCGACATGAACTTTTTTGAAGATTGATCCGCGATGGCGAATCGACACCTAACGATCGGACACCGCCTACTGTTCGACGGTGCGGCGCAGTTGTTCGACTCGATCCCGGTCGAAGTAACCGGAGCGCCGACAGACGTCGCGATGTTCGGATCGATGCCGATCGCGCGCGCACGTGTCGACGGCAAGCAGCGCGTCGCACCCTACTTGTTCCGGCCGCTGTTGCCACCCGTCGTCGTGCCGGCGCCACTCGCGACGCCGTTCCTCGGGTGGCAGCCGAGCCGCGGCGCGAAGATCGATGCGAAGGGGCGTCGAGCTCCGTACTACTTCGCACCGCACAAGCCGCCGACGTTCTTGCCGCCGTATGGGCCCGCGCTGTCGTCGGTGCTCGTGCTCGATGTCGAGGCCGGCGGGGCGGTCACGTTCGCGTGGGCGACGAACGTGATCGAGAACAACGGCGGGCAGGAGTACCGCCGGTGCGTGCGAGCTCGAGCTCGATCGACGTGGTCGTTTCCGATCATCCTGAACGATCAGCGATCGCGCGACGTGCGGTCGCGGCTGATCCGCGGCGTCGCACTCGGCCGCGTGTTCGGGCTCGCGCTGCCCTACGAAGCGATCTACGCGAGCGACGACGCGAGCGGATCGACGTTCAACGCGCCGACGGCGTTCGCCGATTGGGCGATCGCTCGGCAGCCTGTCGCCGTCGTCGGCTTCGACGGATCGATCATCCCGGCGACGATCCAATCAGTGACCGGAACGACGGTCGTGATCGACCAGTCGATCGCCGGCGTGTGTGCTCGCGCCGGCGCGCGCATGATGCCGATCGTCCCCGTGTTCCTCGAAGCTGCGCAGCCGTTCGGGCGCTACGCTGTCAACGCCGAGCAGTGGACGATCGAGGCGATCCCCGCGTCGACGCCGGGCTTTGTCAACTCGATCGCCGTCGTCGGCGCGTCGGTCACGTACGCGCCGGGCGGCGATCCGTTGTTCGATCGCGGGCTCAACGTCACCGACGGCACGAACGCAACGGGGTGGGTCGGCAAGACGGATCTCGTCGATCTCGGATCGCTGCTCGAGATCAAGAGCAATCAGAGCGTCGCGGACGGCACGCGGCAGATCAAGTATCGGTCGGCGAGTCGTGCCGAGTGGCAGTGGCTCAAGCTGTTTCTCGCGACGGTACGCGGTCGCAACAAGCGTTTCGTGTTGCCCACGGGGCGGCCGGATCTCGTCGGGCTCGCGATCGGCGGCGGCGGTACGACGCTCGACGTCGAGGCACCGCCGGCGGCGTACGCGGCCGACTACCTCAACGAGTGGTATCCGTCGATCGCGCATCGGCTGTTGCAGCTCGTGTGGAAGGACGGCACCTACGATCTGATCTTCGCCGACGGCGTCACAGACCTCGGCACGGGCGTGCAGCGGATCGCGCTCGACACGACGGCATCGCAGGCGTTCGCGAACCTCGCGCGGATCTCGTTCGCCGAGACGGTGCGGCTTGACACCGACGAACCGCCGATCACGTGGAACGCGACGACGTTCGCGATCGACGTGACGGCAAAGGTCGTGCAACAGTGAGCGCGCCGTGACTTTCGACGCCGACGACAGAAGCATTCAGGACTCGGAGATCACCGAGCTGTTTGCGTTCACCTATCCGGGTGGCGTGATCCGCTACGCGAGCGGCGACATCGACATCGCCGTCGACGCAGACGGCGACACGATCGTCGAGACGTACGTCGCGAACCCGAGCTCGACGGGCCGCATCGCGATCGCGCAAATCACCGACAGCGGCGAGCTCGACATCGAGCTCGCGTCCGACGACCCCGTCGCGGTGCTCTACTCGGCGGGGCCGCTCGCCGGCTACGGGCCGCCGCTGCGCGCACTCGAGGCGCGCGTGTGGCACTACCAGAAAGTCAGCGGTACGACGCAGCAGCAGTGGCGCGGCTTCGTCGGCGGCCAGTCGTACAACGAGGGCGTGTGCACGCTGCGCGTGACGTCGGGCACCGACGACGCATTCGCGACCGAGATCCCGTCGGTCGTGTTGCAGCGATCGTGCAACGTGTTTCTCGGGTCGTCGCGCTGCACCGTCAACCTCACATCGTTTTCGACGCTCACGAGCGTCGCGATCGGCGGCATCGATCCGACCGGGCGCTATATCACCGTAGCGGCCGGCGGCATCGCGGGACCGTCGCCGTACTACGTACAGGGCACGATCAAGAACATGCTCGACGGCGAGATCCGCGGCGTGTCTCAGCAGAGCGGATCCGTGCTGCGGATCAACCTGCCGTTTCGCAACCTGCCCGCACTCGGTGCGATCACGATCGTCGCCGGCTGTAACAAGCTCGTCAACACGTGCCGCGATCTGTTCGGCAACGTCGCCAACTTCCGCGGGCACCCTCACGCGCAGCTCGCAAATCCTTTCATCGTCGGCGTGCGCAACGTCGGCCGTCGGAGCTCGTAGCACATGTGGATCACGCTCGGCATTTGGCTCGTGGTGTGGGGTGCGTCGAAGATCTACAACAAGATCAGTCGGCCGCCGCCGAAGCGACCCGACTCGCAACTCACGGAGATCGCCGCGAACATTCCGCGCACCGACGAGGGCACGCCGATCCCGATGATCTTCGGGCGCGTGCGCGTCAACCGCCCGCTGCTCGTGTGGTACTCGCCTCCGCAAAACATCTACTTCGACAACCCGCCGCGCTACCGGTACGGCGTCGACATGGCGTTCGTCGTCGGCATTCCGATGGAGTTTCCGCCGCCGGCGTTCGATGGCCTCGGGTTTCCGACCTACAACCAAGAGCCGCGGCTGTGGGATGTCTTCGTCGGCGATGACAACTCGGTCGCGACCGGCGGCACCGGCGGCGGCTCGTGGCTGCCGGCGAGTCACGCCGGCGTGGTTCCGCTCGCGCTCGACCAGGGCGGCGACGGCCTCGGTGGTTGGCTGCGGGGAACGCTCACGTTCTACAACGGCCGCGAGCAGCAAGTGATCTCGAATCAGCTCGGCAACTTCACGCTCGATGCGGCGTCGGGCGGCACGTACCTGCACAACGGCAGCGCCGGCGGCGTCAATGACGTCACGATGATCGCGAGCTCGATGCAGCTCAACGGCGAGGACGGCACCACGATCCCGAACTACCGTGGTCAGATGCTCGTTGCGATCACGGCCGCGGGGCAGCTCTACAGCGGACTCGATCAGGCGTTCGAGGTCGGCGAGTCGCCGCAGATCTCCGCGCTCGGCTTCGAGGTCGAAAGCTACGGGCCGCACCACTACTCGATCCCGGGCTTCAACGGCCTCGGCTTCGAGGCTGATCCCGTCGAGGTCATCCACGACATCATCGTGAGCGATTGGGGAAAGACCGCGTATCCGTCGGCGAAGATCGACACCGTATCGTTCCAGGCCGCGAGCGATACGCTGTGCGCCGAGGGCCTCGGCTACTCGCGCGTGCACTACGACACCGAGGATGCAAAGCAGGTCATCCAAGGGATCCTGAAACAGATCAATGGCGCGATGTACGAGGAGCCCAAGACGGGCTTGCTCGTGATGAAACTGATCCGTGCCGACTACAACCCGCTCGCGATTCTCGCGCTGTCGGGCAACGGCGGCGGAATCGTCGACGTGAAAGACTACGCGTGCGGCGGTTGGCCGGACACCTACAACACGGTGCACCTCACGTACACGTCGCGCGGCGTCGGCTACCTCACGCGCACGGCCGTCGCCGAGGATCCCGGCAACGGCGATCAAGCGGGCGTCCCGCGGCGCACCGTGACCGTCGACTACCCGGGCATCTGCACCGAAGCGGCCGCGTCGCTCGTTGCCGGCCGCGAGCTCGGCGTCGTCTCGCGGCCGCTCGCGAAGTGCACGCTCGTTTGCGATCGCCGCGCGTCGGATGTTCGACCGGGCGACGTCGTCTCGGTGACGTGGGCGAAGGAGCGGATCGTCGCGATGGACATGCGCGTGATGAACGTCGATCGCGGCACGGTGTTCGATGGTGCGATCGAGCTCGACGTGATGCAGGATGTTTTCGACGGCCAGATCATCGGACAGGATCCCGCGGACGTCGAGCCGATCTTTCCGTCGCCGGGGCCGATCACGACGCGACTCGTGACCGAGTCACCGTTCGGGCTCACGATCCTCGCGCTCGCGAGTGGTGTCGTCGGCGGCACCGGCACGACGCAACGGATCCTTGCGATGACGTCGGACGAAAACAGTTTCGGCGAGGTCGGGCTCACGCCGCTTTGGTGGTTCGAGCAAACCGTGTGGCGCGACGCTCCGGCGATCTTTCAATTCTACGCCACCGACGTCAAGCAGCAGTCGTATCAGCCGGGACCGAAGGGCACGTTGACGATCGCCTACCCGCGCACGTTGATGCCGTACGACACGCTCACCGGAGTCACGATCCGTCTCGACGCCGGCACGATGCCGGGGCCGTTGCCGTGGGCGACGATCAGCACGACCGCACAGAACCTCATCATGATCGACGGCGAGATCATGGGGTTCGAGTCGGCGACGCCGCTCGGCGGCGGCCTCTACAACCTCGTCAACGTCTCGCGCGGTTTGCTCGACACCGCCGAGGACGATCACGCTGTCGGCGCGACGGTGTGGTTTCCGGTGACGACTGACGTCGGCGGCCGCTCGTGGTCGTTCCCGAATGCGAGCGCGGTCGTCGCCAACTGCCAGGCGATCCCGCACGCGCATTGGCGGATCGGATCTGGCGAGGAGCCTGTCGACGTTCTCACGATCCGCAACCGGCACTTTCTGCCGCTGCGGCCGCAGGGCATGTGGTGCCAGGTCAAGGAGGCGAACGTCGACGGCACCGGCACGATCAAGAGCGGATCTGCGGCGCCGAACTACGTCGAGCTCTCCGTGCTCGATGGCGGCGTCGACGCGCTCGCGTTCCGTCGCGATCGGTTGCAGTGGTCGATCGCGCGCGGCGACACGGCCGACCAACCGAACAGCGAGAGCGGCGCGACGTACGTCGCTCGCGCGACGAAGGTCGGCGGCTCGTCGGGCGCGCACGACGTCACGCTCGCCACGCTCGCCGACGCCGCGATCGTTGGCGGTCACGCGTTCGGACTCGGCGGCGGCGGCCACGGCCTGATCGATCTCAATCTCCAAACGCAGCGCACGATCGTCGCCGGCGATCAGTCCGTCGGCGCCGGAACGTTCAACGTCGGCACGGTCATGACGTCGTGGCAGCGCGCGCGCGTGCGCGTCGTCGCGCCGCGTTGGCGGAACCTCCTCACCGATCCGCGGTTCGTGTACGGTTTCCCCGGACCGCTCACGAACGGATGGCAAGACTTCGGCGCCGGCGGCGGCGTGCCGACGCTCGCGTCGGGGGCGTTCTCGATCCGACGCACCGCCGGCGGCAAGTACATGACGTCCGTGGGGGCGGGCAAGCCGGGCGCGTACAAGTCGACGTCGGACGTCTCCGGCTACTTGCCGCGCGGCATGCGTGCGCTCGCGATCTGGTACGCGCGAAACAACGTGTCGACGCTCGACAACTGTCGGATCGATGTCGACGCGCTCGACATCGCCGGCGCGTCTGTTAACAACGTCAACGGAACAATCGTTCCGGGCGCGACGACGTGGGGTCGCAACTCGATCGACACGCCGGTGTTGCCGGCGAGCACCGCGAGCATGCGCGTCGCGTTCACGGTCAACGACGTCGGCGGCGGCGGCTCGGCGAACCCGGACGCCGCGGTGTCCGACGTCGAGCTCATCGTCGGACAGTTCAACTACGACGTGCTCACCAATGGCAGCTTCGAGACGGGCGGCGGATCCACGACCGGCTGGACCGTCGACGCCGGCGGCTTCACGATCGCGACGGCGATCGCCGCACCGAGCTCGCACTACATCCAGGGTGCCGCGAACGCGTCGAACGTGATCCACGAAGATCGCGCTATCCCCGCCGGCTACGGCTTCGGCGGCTACGTGCTGCGCGCGTGGCGGGCACAGACGCTCGCGAACGACACCGGAAATCTCGAGCTGCTGATCCTCGACGCCGGCGGCGCAACGATCGCGTCGACGTCGACGGGCCTCGTCGCACAAACCACGCTGAACGAGTGGCTGCCGGTGCGGCTCGCGATCGAGCTGCCGGACGACGGCACCGCCGTCACCGCGCGCATTCGTTGGACGGCAAACCGCGCGCTCGGCGCCGGTATCGCGTCGGCATGCCTCGACGAGTGCGTGCTGTCCGAGCACAACCAACTCGACTCGACGTTCGTACAAGACGCGCTATTCAGCTCGCCGCGGTTGCAGTCGATGCCGACGACGTGGCAACAAGCGCACCTTGCGTGGCCGACGCTGCCGCGGTGCGACGTGTTCGACGGCAACGCGTTGACGCCGGGCGCCGGGATCCTCGGCTACGGCTTCGAGTGGTCGGACGGTTCGAGCTCGCGACCGAGCGCAAAGCAAACGGGGCAGTTCGGTGGCGGCGTGTCGAGCGTCAACGCGTACGGCTTCACGCGGCAGACCGGACCGACGGCGCTGCACATCCGATCGACGAACAGCGCGTCACGCTACGCACGGTTCGGGCGCGCGCGCGGATTGCGGCAAGGCTTCACGATCGCCGTGATCTACTCCGTCGACGAGGCGGGATTCGCGGCGGCGTGCGGGCTCGTCGGGCGCATGTCGGCCACGCGTGGATGGGGACTATCACTCAACGCCGCCGGACAGCCGACGGCGAAACTGCGCGGCGATCTCGGCTCGGTGTTCGTCACGAACGCCACGCCGGCGCAGGGCGGGGGTAATCACTACGCTGCAATCACGTGGGATCCCGTGACGGATCTGCTGCGCGTTGACAGCGAGAACGGCAGCAACTCGATCAGCACTGCGGCGATCGGCGAATTCTACACCGAGGATCTCGACGCCGTGTTCCGCATCGCCCGCGACGAGTCGGCGTCGGCCACGCTGCCGGGCATGATCTCTCGCGTGTTCCGATTCCGGTACCCGCTCACGACGTCGCAGTCGTTCACGCTGTTCGCGAACAACTACGCCGGCGATCCGACCGGGTTGATCGATACGCAAACGCGCACCGCGCCGGTGTGGTGCCCGCAACCGCCGGACGCCGCCGGCGAGACGCTCGCGCTGCTCGAGCCGGCGGCGATCGCGCTCGGGTGGTCGGCCGCGAATGCGGCGAACGTCGACGCGGATACTGGCTACGGCCACGGCCTCACGACGAGCGCGCGCGCGATCAACCTCGCGCCGAGCTTCGTGTGCACGAACGCGACGTACTGGGATCGCGTGAGCGCGGCGAGCGCGCTGCAACAGGCGATCGTCGACGCGACCGGACAGGCGAAGGGCATCGGGATCACGGCCGCCGGCGTGGCGACCGGGATCAAGATGCAGGCGATCCCGTTGACGGCGACGGCGACCGTCAAGATCATCCTGTACGTCAAGGGTTCGGCCGGAACCGCGTTGAACGCGACGCTGCGCAACTCGGCCGGCGTACTCAAGCAAACGATCGCGATGGCCGCGTTGACGACCGGCTGGCAACGCCGCGTCGTCGACTTCACGACGTGGGACGGCTCGACGGCTAACGGGATCATTTCGATGGAGATCGGAACCGTCGGATCGGTCTACGTCACGCATGCGTTTTACGTGCAGCAAGGACCGACCAGCGCGCCGGCGCTGTGGCATCGCGATGCCGCCGGTGACACGGGCGTCGCGTCGTCCTACCAGATGGTTCCGACGGTGCCGGCGCAGTTCAACACCGAGGGCGAGATCATCGTCGAGGGCTGCGGCCTCGCGACGACGCCGGGGACGCTCGGCGTGCTTGCGTCGGTCGACAACTCGGCCGACAACAAGAACCGTCGCGAGCTCGTGATCGACGGCGCGGGGCAGACCGTCGCGCACCACTGGGATGCGGTCACGCCGACGGACGTGACGTCGACGGCCGGCGCCCACAATAACGCGGCGTACTTCCAAGTGCGATCGCGATGGCGCCGCGCGAAGTTGCTCGACAGCGCGGTCAACCCCTACGCCGGCGTGATCTCGCCGACGGCTGCGGTGTACGGGCGCACGGCGGCGTGGACGCCGAGCAATGTCGCCGCGAACCGACTGAACATCGGAACCGGACAGGCAAGCTCGCTGCCCTACAATGGGCATCTCCGTCGGATCAAGATCGCTACCTGTGAGGCAAAGTTGCCGTAATCGTAGCGGCCGGGCTAGCCTGGCAAAAGCCGTGGCTGATGATCCCGATGACAACCCGCCGCCGCGCCGGCGTCTCCAAACGTCGACGGATCGCGACGCCGCCGGGCTCGCGCGGATTCGTCGTGATCGCGAGCTCGAGCGGCTCGCGAAGTCGCGCGATCGGAAGTCGACCGACCTCCGCGGCGTGCCGGCTGTGCCGCGTGCGATCCACGATCCCGACACCGGCCGCACCACGCGGATCGAACAAGATCCGGATCTGAACATCCTCTATGTGCGCAGCGAGCACAATCGCGCGCTGATCGCGCAGCAGAACCGCGAGACGAAGGATGCGATCCTCGAAGTCGCCGGCGAGCGGCCGCCCGAGGAGCGTTTCGCCAAGGTCGAAAAGGGCGTCAAAATTGCACACTGGATCATCACGGCGATCGCGGTGCCGGCGATCTCGGCGACGCTGCTCGTCGGCAAGTACATCGTCACGAAGGCACGCGAGGACGAGCGCGCGCTGATCCAGCGCGAGGCCGACCGTGCGCAGATCGCAGCGAACACGCGACGGATCAACGAGCTCGAGGCCGAGCTCGCGAAACTCACTGCACCGAAAGTCACCCCATGAACAAGCATCTGCGATCGATCCTCCTCGTTCTGTCCGTCGTCCTCGCCGGCACCGCCGGTGCTTTCGCAATCGAGCGCGTCGCGCTCGCGCAGGCCGCGGGCTCCGGCGTCGTCGACGCCGGCGGCAACGACGTCGCTCCTCGAGGTGCGTCGCCGGCGGGATCGGGTTCGGCCGCCGTCGTTCCTGCAGCTGCGTCGCCGATCGATCCGCAGGCACCGGGCGCGCCGCACGTGACCTCGACGGATCCCGCGATCGATCCGGTGTCCGAGCTCGGGCTCCTCGTGCAGTTTGCCCGCACCGGCGAGGGTCGGCTCGCGCTCGGGGCCGGCCTCGTCCTGTTCGTGTGGGCGCTGCGCGCGTTGCTCAAGCCGCGGATCGCATGGTTCGGTACACCGGCCGGCGGCTACTTGCTCGGCTTCGGATCGGCCGCGATCTTCTACGTCGGTGGCGCGATGCTCGGCGGCGTGGCTGTGACATTCAACCTCGCGTGCGACGCCGTCGTCGCAGCGTTCGCGGCATCCGGCAAGTGGGAAGCGCTGCGCGACGTGCTCGCCAAGATGGGCCGGCTGCCCCCGACGTTCAAAGCGGCCGGCGCGTCGCTCGTCGTCGCGATCACCGGAGTCGCGCTCGTGGTCACCGCGGTCGGCGGCTGCAAGACGGCGAGCGGCGTCGCCGGCGCCGGCGGCCACGCCCTGATCGACTGCGGCAAGGCCGACCCCGCGATCCTCGCCGACGCGTTGTCAGACCTTGCATCGCTGCTCGCCGGGCAGTCGCCGGACTGGAACGCGATCGAGCAGCAAGCCGAGCTCCATGGTGAGAAGATCGGCGGCTGTGCGATCGCCGAGCTCGTGCAACGGTACCTTGCCCCAGAGCCCGGCCGGTCCGCGCCGGCGCCGGAGTCCGGTCGCGCGGCTAGCGCTGCGCTGGAACGCTTCCGCGCCTCTGTGGCGCACGGAGCGACCTTCCGCGTCGGCGGCTCGGACCTGTGACCGCTCGTTGCCTAGGGCGCACGCCATCGCGTAGGGACAGCCGTACCCTACGCCTCGCGTCCTACCTCGCGGCCGAGCTGCCGACGCCCCCGCCGGCGCGCAATTGGGGGGCCGGGGTCGCGTTCGGGATGTACCGCAACGACCGGATCGGATGCTGCGCAGTCGCGGCACCGGCGAACATGATGCGGGCGTGGGCGCATGCACACGCCGCGATGGCCGATCGCCCGGTGCCCACCGACAACGCGATCGAAGCCGCCTACCGCGCGGTGTCGGGCTACACGCCGGCCGATCCGTCGACGGACGTCGGATGCCAAATGATCGACGTGCTCAAGCTGTGGCGAGGGCAGGGTATCGCCGGCGATCAGATCGGCGCCTACGCGGCCGTCGAGCCGGCGAACCGGAACCACGTCGCGATCGCCGTGAACCTGTTCGGCTCGTGCTACGTCGGTGCGGATCTGCCGCTCGCGTCGCGCGACGTGCCGGACGCGGGCGTGTGGGACGTCGCGCCGATCGGCCGCGGACATCAGTCCGAGTGGCTCGGCGGGTCGTGGGGCGGGCACGCGATGGCGGTCGTCGGCTACGACCGCACGCACGTTCATCTCGCGACGTGGGGCCGCGTGCAGCTCGCGACGTGGGAGTGGTTCCGCGCCTACGTCTCCGAGGCATGGGCCGTGATCGATCCGCTGTGGATCGCCGACGACCGTTACACGCCGAGCGGCTTCGACCTCGTCACGCTCGCGGCCGACCTCGCGCGGCTCTAGTCGTCGTATCCGTCGCCGCGCGATCGAGCTCGCAGTCGCGCGATCAGGTCGAGGTTGACACCGTCGACGAGCGCCTTGTACCCCTCGTCCTGTTCGTCAACTTCGCCGTTCTCGACGTCGCGCGGGATGCCGAATTTTAGTTTGAGCAAGCCGCGCGTTTCGATCTGCCGAATCCGCTCGCGCGTTAGGTTCATCACTTCGCCGACGTCCTCGAGTGTGATGCCGCCGCGCTCGGCGATGTCGAGCGCGCAGCTGTTGCGCATGTCGTAGACCTCGACGTCGGGAAAGTTGATCTTGATCGATCCCGTCGACGGGTTCACGTCGAGGTACAAGTGATGCTTGCAGGACACGAACGGGCACGGCCGCATCGTCGGATCGCGGCAGTCGTCGCGCGTCACCGGGCGCTCGACATCGTGCGGGTAGTCGCGGGATCCGTCTCCGATCAGGCGTTGACGCGTCGCGACCGGCGTGCCGCGCAGATGGATGGTTTGTCCGCGCGGCCGTGTCCGACGCTTGCGCCATCGCTTGCGCGACGGTGCGGTCGTGCTCGACGACTTACCAGGGGTCGGCGACGCGGCGCTGAACACGTCGCTTGTTCGATCCATTATCGAACACGGTAGCGCAGCACACTCCCGACTACAACGGGCGTCGTCAACCGCCGGCGGTCGGCGACGCCGTCGCGCGGCCGCTGGCGACGCCGATCACTTCGGCTTGGGATGATCGCGGCGCGTCTCGCCCGACGGCTCGAGCGGAACATCGTACTCGGCGACGGACACGATCACGGTGCGGCCGTCCGACCCCGGGTTCGGGTCGATGCGTGCCGTCACGCCGCAGTAGGGTGCGCCCGACGCCGTGAGCTCGGCGAGTGCGAACGCCTTCGCGCGATCGAACACGCCGAGTTGCTCGGGGTTTTGGATGCCGCGCGCCGGCTCGGTGCCGGCGTCGTCGGCGAGGTGGGCGATCACTTCGGGGGTGCTACCGCTCAAGTCGATCAGGATCATGGGCTCGAAGCTATCACGGCCGTCGAGCTCCTCGAAACTTCGTCCCATGCCTTGCCGACGTCGCCGCTGCCGGGATAGGCGTCCTCGAGAACATCGCCCGGTAGCATCCCGAGCGCGCGAAACAGGAACGCCGAGAACGCGAGCGGCTTGCGCCCAACGAGGTCGCAGTCGTCGCCGCGCGCCGTCGCGGCGACGAGGTAGTCGGGCACGCCGCCACGCCCGGAGACGCGGCCGCCGACGACGATCACGGGCTCCCAGCTGTTGGACAGCCCGAACGCCGTCGCGGACATGTTCGACGGCTTCACCCACGGGCAGACGTGTGCGCACGGCGGGCAACACCCGAGCACGAACCGCAACGCCGCGGCGCTCGTCGAGATCGCGTATCCAGCGAGCTCTCCGGCGACGCGCCGGCGTTCGGCCTCGCCGATCATCGCAACGTGATCGACCTCGCCACCGTAGCTGTCTTGATCCTTGTAGCGCCACGCATGGCCGGGGTACGGCGGATCGTGGTAGCGAAAACGCAACGGCGTGCCGACGGTGCGCGGACCGAGCGCGCCGGTGCGCTTGCGGATCCGGTAGGCCGTCTGTCGGTGCCGCTTGCCGCAGAACCTCGACGGGATCCCGCGGGCGTCGAGCGCGGTCGTCGGCGCGCCGCACCACTCGCACGGCCATGGATCCAGTGTGGTCACAGCTCGTCGGGCTCCGGCTTGTTGCCGAGCGGAACCTCGACGCGCGCCTTGCCGGCGGCGAGGTAGATCGACGCGAACCGCAACGCCACGCACGGCAGCGTCGAGATCTGCAACGGCTTGCGGCGCGCGATCGATCCACACGAAATGTGCGGCTGAAAACCGAACGTCCGATCGTGCGAGACGCCAGAATGCGCGAGCTCGCGCGTCACGTCGGTTCGGAGGTCACCGATCGCCGCAGCGTTCAACAGCAACACGACAACGTCGAAGTCGGTCGATCCTTCGCGGCAGAACCGCGCCGCGCCGTCGGCCTTGCCAACGAACGGAGGAGTAGCCTTCGCGACGCGCTGTAACGCGTTGGCGATGCCGCGGATCTGCGCCGGCAATCGGCGGCCCGGTCCGATGAACGCGAGGGTGACGTGTGGATCCTTCGCATCCATCGCGCCGAGCAAGAGGCGCGGAGGATCGACGGGCGACGTTCCGATCCACAGCGCGTGACCGTTCGCCGTGTGCGCGGCGACGGAGTCGACATCGTATTGCCTCATAGAGCATTCCCCACACGAAAGCCGGCCGTCGCGCGTGCGGCGATGCCGGCGGCCATTTGATTTTTCTTGTCGTCGTAGATCTTGCTTCGGATCCCCGGGTGCGGGATCGAGCGGTAGCAGTGACCGTCGATCTCGACGGCTTGCATCGGCAGCTCGATCCCGAACGCCGCGGACACGCGCATGCCGAGTAAGAGGAGTTTGAGCGGGCCGGCGTCGCTCGTCGACGCGCGACGCGCCTCGAGATCGTCGGCGAGCATCTTGCGGATCGCCGCGGCGCGCTCCTTCGCACCTTCGAGCGGCCATGGATCGATCGCGCGATCGTACAGGTTGATCCGACGCAGCCGCCCGATCCACTGACCGACGGGCATGCCCGACCACGCCATCAACAGCGCGCCGGCCGACGAGTCGGCGCCCGGATGGAGCGGCATCACGGTCGGGTTCGCGCCGGGCATCGCGCCGATCACGATGCCGAAGATCGGACCCTCGACATCGGCCGGACGGAGGCCGCGCTTTCGCGCGAGGATCGTGAGCTCCTCCGGGTGAACGTGCGCGCACTCCGGCCGCCGCCACGCCGTCGGCAATCGATCCGTGTAGCACGGCCACGGCGACGTCATGCCTGATCTTCGACGGCGTAGATCACGACGGCCGCGCCGGTGATCGGGTGACCAAGGCATCCGATGCGGCGCATCCGCTTGCCGTTGGCGGCGAGCGGATACGAGAACGCACCGCCGCCGTCCGGCCGCGCGGCGACGATCGCGAGGATGCGGATCATCAACTCTTCGGGATCGTCGCCGTGCTCGTACGTCACGCGCGCGTAGGTTTTCCCGCGGCCGATCTTGCTGCCGGACAACGCCGTGAGCTTCGACTCGATGGAGATCGAATGCACGCCGACGACTTCACCATCGGCCGGGATCGTGACGTCGAACATGACGTGGCTCGAATCGGCGAGCTCGTCGATCGCGAGATCGATCGAGGTTACGCGGGTCATGGCACCACTCGCAGGATCCGCGAGCGATGCTCGGGCTTGGGCCACTGCGAAGAATGCACGCGCCACGCGACACCATCGGACAGCACGACGCCCGGGTGGTGATCGTTCGGGCCGCAGCACTGCACGACGTCGAGCGTCGCGAAGTCGGGGGCGCGTGGGTTCCACTTCGCGAGCGCACGCGTCACGTCGACGACGATCCCGTTGTGCCCCGTCCCATCGAAATACTTCGTGCCGTCGGCGTGGCGCAGGGTGATCGACGGCCACGCAAGGATGTCGCCGGGCGCCGGCAACTCGTGGTCGTCGAGCTCGCGCATCAGATCCTGTGCGTAGTTCGCATCCTCGATCTGGCTGTTGCAGTTGATGTCGTCGACGATCGACGGCGCGTTGCCGTCGGGCCCCATCAGGGTGCGCCGGCGGCCTGGGATGTTCCGGTTGAAGCCGGGGCGGTGCCGCTTGATCCCGTAGCAGTGAACCAGCGCGAACACGCAATCGGTTTTTCCTTCGATCGGCGTATCGAGATCGCCGGTGCCGAGCTGATAGGTGAAGTGACCGACGGCGGCACGCGCGTGCATGACGGCTTGCGCGGCGGTGTAGAGCGGGCGTGGATTCGTGATCATGATCGGTGTCCTTTCAGAACGGGAGATCGAGCAGTCGCTGCGGGATCGCCGGCGACTCAGCTGCAGCAACGACGGCGACGGGCACGCGTGCGACGCCGTCGAAATGACGGTGAGGGAGATCGCAGTGTTCGCACACGAGGATGACGCCGCCGCGTCGCGCGAGCTCGCGGCGAGCGCGAGCGACGCGACAGTCGGGGCAGAGGATCGACGAGCAGCCGGCGCCGGCCGTCGATGCGTAGAACACGTGCGGCTGAATGCGGCCGCGCTCGTCGCGGAAATCCTCGGCGAGTCCGTTCGCCGGCGCCGGCGTCCAACACGGCCGCCACACGTCGACGGTTGCGCCGCTCGCGCCGGGGCAGATCGCGCGCGACTTGCGCAACCGTCCGAGCGTGGTTCCGCTGTGCCGCGATCCGGGCTTCGTCTCGACGAAGCGATCGCCGTACCACTTGAGGCCGAGCTCGTTCGTCACCGAAGCTCTCCACCGTCGGCGATCACGGCGTCGAGATCGAGCCGACGCAGCGCGATCCGGATCAGCTGTGACTTCGACATGCGCGTGAGGCCACCGGCGCGGCACAGCGCGACCCGCTCGTCGAGCGCGGCGATATCGGCGTGGTACATCGAGATGCACACGACCTTGTACGGCAGCGCGGCGACGGGCGCCGGCTGCTCGAGCTCGGCTGGCGTGGGCTGCGGATCGAGCTCGCTCACCGTGGACACCCCCAATCGTGCACACGATAGCGTAGCGGTTCGCGGCACGCGCCGCAGCTCGAGCGGGCACCGAACGACAGCGGCAGCGATCCGATCAGCGGCCGCCGGAGATGCTCCTCACGCCGCGCCGCGCGACCGAGCAGCGCGATCGCGACGACGCCGGCGATCACCGATCCGATCGAGAACACGATCAGGATCAACCACTCGAGCGGTCCCGCGTTGTGCATTGTCAACCTTGATAGACCGTCGGTGCGGCTGTTGTCAACAGGCTAGAACGCGCTCGCGGCTTCGGGCACGTCGTCGCGACACTGGATCGTCGGCCACTCGTGCGAACCGAAGCGCGAGCTCGAGAACGCGGCGCGGCACTTGTCGAGCGCGGGCAACTCCCAAAACTGGCGGCGCACGATGCGGCGGCCGCGCTCGTCGCAGATCTCTTGACGTCGTTGGTACGACTGGATCCCGGGCACGACCCTGTTGAGGAAGTGGCCGAGCGTCGTCTCGGTCGATCGCCGCGCGCCGACGCGCGAGGTGTAGCGGAGGAAGTCGTCGACGATCGCCTCCTTGCAGATCGGCGCCTGCCACTCGAGGTGATCGGAGACGATGATCCCATCCTCGAGTTTACGGAACCACCATTCATCCATTGGATCGAGCGACAACATCCGTTGCTCGCGCAGCGCGATCGTCTGCGGCACGGTGCGCACCGTGAACCGGGATAGATCGTAACCCTGCAAGTAGTACAACAGCGACGCATAGCCGGCGTTCCCGTTCGCCTCGAGATCGGCGCGCAGCGCGGCAAAGTACGGCTCGTCCTGTCGACGATCGGACAGCACGTCGAGCACGAGAAAGCGCCGCTCGTGGTGCCCGACCGGCACGACCCACGAGCTGTTCGACGCCATGATCAAGTGGACGCAGTTCCGCGACTGCGTCGCGTCGAGTCCCTTGTTTTCGATCATGAGGGTCGGCTCGGTGATCAACGCCTTGAGCGCGCCCTCGTGTTGCTTGTCGCCGGCGAAAAAAGCCTCGTCGGCGAACACGAGCACCGAGTCGCGCAGCGCTGCATTGAAGTGCCCGACGAGATGGTGAGCGCTCGACAGGTACAGGTAGTGGCGGCCGAACAGCTTGCCGAACACGTGCGCGAACGTTCCTTTGCCGGCGCCGCGCTCGCCGCGCAACACGACGGCGACCTCGCCGGTATCGGCCGGATGTTGGATCGCGCGCGCCATCCAACCGATCAAGTAGCTGTAGATCTCCTCGTTGCCGCCGCAGAGATTCGCCTTGACGTGCGCGAGGAATTTCTCGTGTCCGGTTCCCGGACGCGCCTCGAACGCGAACCCCTGCCACATGTTGTACGCGCCGGTGATCTCGCGACCGGGCGCGAACACGATCCGCTCGAACTGCTTGCGCGACTCGTGGTGCAGCCAAAATTTTCCCAGCGGCATCGTGATCGGCTGGTTCTTTTTGTCGACGCCGATCTGTACCGATAGGTTGTCGAACCGCTTTCCGAAGTGCTCGAACGCCTGCAACGACAGCGTGTCGCGTTGCATGACTTCGTCGTAGACCTCTTCCATGACGAGGCACTTGCCGCCGTGGTTCTCGATCACCGCAAAGCGCTCGTTGAATTCACGGAGCCGCGGATGGATCGCGTCCTCTTTCGCGCGCTCGATCTGCCGGTTCGCGTAGCGCTCGACGTTCTTGTTGTCGAGCACGCTCGAGCTGATCTTGTAATCCTTGTCGGTGATCACCGAGTAGATCACGGCGTCCGGCACGCCGGCACGCACGAGATCGCAACAGACGTTGAACAGCCACTCCGATCGCCGCGCACCGCGATCTCCGACGAGCAGCACTTGTCGATCGTCGGGGTCGACACCCTGCACGATCTTGATCAACGTGCGCTTGTTGATCCGCGGTCCCCATGGCTCGGCCGCTTCGAGCTCGTCGATCGCCCAACGCCGCACGTTGCCCACCGACGTCGCGACGGCCGTCGCCGGCCGCGGCCGCGCGGTGCGTGTCGATGCGATGCCGCCGCCGGAGCTCTGCACCGGCTCGGCCGCGACGAACGCCGACAGCGGATGCGATCCGATCGCGTCGAACCACACGACGGACGAGCGCGCGATCGATCGCCCCTTCGCGCGTTTCTTCGTGTCGGGATAGTTCAGTGTGCCGGGTAGCCGGAGGATGCGATCGGCGTTGTGGCAGTGGTCGCCACCGAACGCCCACTCGAGCGCGCGGTTGTACCGCTCGACGTCCTCGCACGACTTCTCTCGCGCCTTGACGTTGTCGCCGGTGATCTTCGACGGCACGTCGAGACGCCACAGCGCCTGGTAGCCGCCGCCGGAATCGATGAGGCCGGACGGCCGCGGTACCGGCGACGGCGTCGGGGAAAACTTACCGCGGATCCGCGTGCGCTCCTCGACGACGTAGGCGACGAGCTCCTCGCGCGTCGGCTCTGGCTTCGCGAGCTCGCGCGGATCAACGTCGACGTGCAGGTACGCGACGGCGTCGACTTCCGACTTGTCGGCTTTCTCGGCGAGCGATCCAACATGCGGGTTGAGCATGTAGTAGACGTTGCGATCGCCGAAGCGATCGAGGAACGACGCGATGCCGGCGTCGTCGTCGCCGGCGAACTGCCGCGTGTCGATGCCGCGTTGATCGACGGCGATCGCCGTGAGCAACCACGGACCGTCGGGACGTAGCACACGCAAGAACGCGAGCGCGGCCACAGGGTCATGGAGTTGTTTGCGCGGTTGTTCGTTCGCCATAGGGACAGCTAGACGATCGCCGAGCCTACGGCTTTACCAAGTCGATTAGCTCTTTGTCAACAAGCCGAGGCGACCAACACCATCGCGCGACGCGTTCGAGATCTGCGCGTGTTGCGTGACCGACGACCGCGGCCGCGGTGTGCCCGTCGAACAGCAACCACTGTTGCTCGACGAGCAGCAACAGATCCGCGCGGCCGCCGGCGCGAACGCGTCGCGTCAACCACGTGCGCTGCTGTCCCGTGAAGTGCGGGATCCGCAACGGCGTCGCGGCGCGCTTCGGCCACGCGGCGACGTACTTGAGCTCCATCCAACCGCCGACGTGGTTGACGTCGGCCGTGCCAGGGTGCACGAAGTTTTCCACGCTGATCGCGTCGAGCGGCCGCAACGCCTCGACGACGCGCTGTCGCATCCGACTCTCGCGGCCGCTCACGTGTAGCGCCGGCGCGGCCGTGCGATCGGCGGTTGGAGATCTGCGATCGCCGCCGGATAGCTGCACGTCGCGCACACGTCGAACGCGACCGCGAACCTGTTCGGTGGGCTCTGGATCGTGCCGCTACGCCAACCCGCTTTCGCGGCGAACGCGCGTGCGTGATGGATCAGCGCGTTGCACGTGTGGATCGTGTTCGAGCAACCGATCCGATCGCACCGAAGCATGTAGACCGCGCGGCCGCTCACTTCCCCTCGAGTACGTTCGCGACCTCGCGCCGGAGTCCGAGCAAGATCGCGATCGCGGCGCACGTCTCGAACCTGTGGCTGTCGCCGGCGACGGCCGACAGAATCTCGACACAAGCCATCGCGGCTCCGGCCGGCGACAGCGGCTCGGGCGATTCGATCTCCGCGAACGACGACGAGCTCGGCAACGCCTCGATGCGAGCACGCAACACGTCGCGCTCGCGTTGCGCGCCGTGGCGGATTCCGGCCTCGACGGCCTCGACAACGACACGATGCGCCATCGCGATCCGAATGGCTGCCGCGTGGTCGGACTCGGCGCGAACCGGACGATCGAAGCCGAGGCCCTCGAGTTTCTCCGCGAGTTTCCCGTCGGGAAGGATCGCCGGTTCGATCGTGTGGCCGAGCGCGCGGATCTCCCCCTCCTTGATTCCATTGACGACCGCCGTGATCACCCACGGGTGCGGCTGAAACGGATCAGTGTAGTAGCTCGGCGGGCTCTCCTTCGCGGCCGCGACTGCGATCGTGTGCGCGCGTTGGATGTACGTGTCGAGCGCGAGCGATTCCATCTTCGCGTACTTGCCGGCCTGCCCCGGCGGCCACTCGCGCGGCCGGAGCTCGTTCGGTGTGCAGCCGATCCGCACGCCGTTGTCACGCGCGATCTGATAGCTGATCGCGTTGCCGTGCGTCGGGTCGCTGAATCGCTGCGCGACGTGTCCCTTGATCCACACGCCGTGATAGTTCACCTCGACGAGATCGCCGACGCTTAGGTTGTTCATTTTCGCCGTCGTCATGTTGAAAGCTCCTCGCAGTTGCCGTGGTTAAACTCGAACATCATGATCTTGAGCGCACGCCAATAGCCGAGCACGCCGTTGCGCCGCTTCGATCGCCAACCGCCCGTCACCGGATGCGGGTCGTCGTGCATCTGCTTGCGCACCGACGCGAACGTCTCGCCCGTCTTGAATTCGGAGTAGAGCGCGCCGCACACGCACGGCCGCGGCGTTCTACGCGACGGCATCCCACGCGTCTCGCATGCGCAGGTACTCGATCAACTCGTGGAAATCTTCGACGACAACACCGCTCCATCTGTCGTGCTCGTTGTGCGGCGTCCGCCACAGCACCGGCGTACCTTCGGGATGCTGCGCGTGCCACGCTTCGAGCGTCTCGACGTGATCGTCGACGAGCATGTCGCCGCCGACGACATACTTCGCGTCGGTGTGAACGACGCGCGAGCGTGGGATCGCGAGCTTGCTCGCAAGCCACGCGGTGCGCTCGTGGCACCACGTCGGGCCATCCTCCCACGGCTTCGTGACGATGAACACCTCGCGCAATCCGCGCAGCGTCTCGACGCCCGACTCGGCGCCGGGCAACACCGGCAGCGCGGCGCACCATCCGGGCTCGGCGATCGCGTTCCAGAGATCGCCGCGCTCGAGCTCGGTGAGCTTGAGCGCGGCCGCGAAGTTGTATTGATCGACGTCGGCGACATAGACCGTACGCAGATCTCCTTTCGCACGGCGATGTCTGTTGACAGTGGCAACGACGCCGGCAATGAAGCCGGACAACACGCCGTCGGAATCGAGGAGCAATCGTTTGGGGATCATGACCTAGGCCGCGAGCTCGAGCTCGGTGAGGTGTGCGTAGTCGGCGCCGGTTTCGACGTCGACGCGTGACGGAACGTTCAGCGGCAGAGCTTCGAGCATGATCTTTGCGATGCTCGCGCAAGTGCCACGTAGATTTCCACGGGAAAGAGAAAAATCGAATTCGTCGTGCACGGTGAGCCGCGGCTTGAAGCCTGCACGCCCGAGCAGCACGAGTGCAGTCTTCGTCTGGATCGCGGCCGATCCCTGGATCAAACGGTTGAGCGCCTTGTAGGTCCAATCGAAATTTCCGAAGTCGTCGGTTGGGAACCTGCAACGACGCTTGTCGATCAGCAGCAGATAGCCGCGCGCCTTCGCCTTCTCTTGGCAGAGGTACGACAGCGCACGCACGAACGGCACGCGCTCGTCAAACTGATCGAGTACGGCCTGCGCCTCGGGGCCCGCGTACAGCTTGAGCTCGCCGCGTCGGTCGCGCCGCTCGACGGTGGGAAGCCCGAGCTTCGTCGCGAGCAAGCCGCCACCCATGCCGTAGCAGAGGCCGAGAAAGACCTCCTTGGCATCCTTGCGAGGGAGGCCGGACATTTTCGCGAACATGTCGTGGCTGTCGGTGCGCGGATCGTTGCGATAGAGATCGGCGAACGCTTTCGCGCCGTACAGGTTCGAGAGCTCGGCGTAGTGCACCGTCGTGCGCGGCTCTTGTTGCGAGTAGTCGAAGCAAGCCCAATCTTCGCCCTCCTCGGGGATGTAGATCGCGCGCCACATTTTGCCGAATTCAGGATGCCGCGCCGGCGACGCTTGCACGTTCGGGTGACGCGACGCCGTGCGGCCGAACCGCGCGCCCTCGTCCTCGGCGTCGTCGTCGTTCTCGCTCGCCGCGTGCATCTGCTTGTACGCGGGGTGCAGGCGATCGCCGATGAGATGCTCCTCCACACCGGCGACGTACGTCGTCAACACCTTGTGCGCCGCGCGCGCGTGCAAGATCGCCTGCACGACCTCGTCGCGCTTGTGCGCGAGCAACAGCTCCTTGGTAACCGACGGCTGAGTTTTCTTCGTGATCTTGTGCGGGTTCGTCCTCGGCACCGCGATGCCGCGGTGCGCGAGCGCGGGCTCGAGCTCGCGAGCGGTCATCACACGGTGCACGCCGGTCCGCTTGTCGACGGAGATCCGAACGCCGGTGAGGTGCTCGATGCGCCCGGCCTCGTCGGCGATCACGCGCTCGCAGTGGACGCGCACGCCGGCGAGTCGCTCGCGCGAGACGCGGACCCCGCGCCTCGTCATGCGGAGGAGCTCGAGCATCGCTTCGGACTCCATCGCGAACGGGCCGAGCAGCGACTGCGCGGCGAGCTCGCGCTCCTGTCGGCGCAAGAGCTCGAGCGGGCCGACGACGTCACGCTCGGCGTACGCCCCGACGGCACCGGCGTGCAACCGCCACAGGTCGCGTTTCGCGTTGAGGCCCCACGCTTCGGCGTGCCGCCGGAGCTCGTCCTCGTCCTTGCCGGGCAACCCTCGACGTTTCAGGATCGCATCGAGGTTGTACTCGTGTTGGAGCTCGTCGAGCAGCGGCTCCGCGATCTGCACGTCGCGATGGCTCGTCGCGCCGGCGAACACGACGTCGGCATCCCAGAGGTACTCGAGATCGTAGGGCAGGCCGTTGCCGGCGATCTCGCCGCGGAAGTCGCGCGCCTGATCGCGCATGTACGCGAGCACGTTGCCGCGATCGAGGTTGCCGCCGTCCTCGTGTCCGAACGGCAGGTAGCGTGATGGGCCGTCCTCGATCGCGAACGAGATGCCGACCATCTTGCCGCCGCGCCGCACGCCGCAGCCGAGCGCGGTCAGATCGTCGTCGCGCGTCTCGACGTCGACAGCGACGCGCTTCGCTTGGGACCACGACGGCAGCGACGCGATCGCCGGCGCTGTCCACGTCGTCGCCGGCCGAAACATCGGCTGCTGTGACCATCCGGCATCTCGTGGCGACATGGCAGATCAGAGCGAAAGCGAATCGATCACGACATCACTTCCCAGTCCGTCGCGATGTAGTCGTCGGGCGCGAGGTTGATCGGTAGCCCGACCAGGAGGTTGACGAACGACGGCGCGTCGGGCGCGGCGCGGTGCGCGATCGGGTAGATGAACAGGTGCCGCTCGAGCATGTCGTGGGCGACCGCGCGATCTCCGGCGGCCGGGCCGCGCGTGATCCACTTGCGCCGGCGGATCGGGCGACCGCTTTCGATCGCCTCGACGAAGCCGACGAGGTTCGCCGACATGATGTTCGTCGCGTTGAGCTGCGCGGCGTAGTCGGAAGGCAGCTCATCGTTCGCCGGCGGCGGCACCTCGCGCACGATCGGCTCGGGCTTCGCGAGCACGCGAACGTCACCGATCGGAACGCTGTAGACCTGCCCGCTGTTGCTGATCGGCGCGACGTAGTAGCCCGTCACGACGGGCGGCGACGTCTCGCCGAACGTGACGCCCTCGACGGAGCACACGCACCACGCGTCGATGATCACCGACGGAAGTCGCGCCTCGACTCGATCGCCCTCGTAGAACCGGCTCGGGTCCCGCTCCATCAGGGCACCATCGGCGTCGCACGCGCGATCGTCTCGGCGGCGTCGATCAACTTCTGTTCGGCCGGCGACGGCTTGCGGGTGTAGTGCATGCCGTCGGGCTCGAGCACGATCGGTGCACCGACGCGCACGGACACTTGGTTAAACTTCGACATGATCGCCGCGCCGAGATTGACCCCGAGGCGATACGACAGGATGTCGAGGTAGCACGCGACGTCGGCGCACTCCTTCGCGATCTCCTCGCGGCACGCATCGAGCGTGGTGTCGCCGCGCTCGACTTTCTTGATCAGGTTCGCGAGCTCGCCGAGCTCGCCGAGCACGGCGTTACTCCACGTCGACGGCTTCCAATCTGAGCCATCGACTTCGCTGTGCGCGGGGCCACCCTTCGCGTTTTTGAACAGCGGGATCCGCGCGATGTTGCCAGCGCGCAGCGTGTTGAAAGTCAGTCCGTCGGTTCCGTATCCCATGTGATCCTCCTCGGTGCTAGAGAACAAGCGTGAGCTCGCGGCGAGCTCGAGTGACTGCGGTGTACAGATGCCGGTGTGCATCGTGGCCGAACGACTTCGACTCATCGAACACGACGACGTTTCCGAATTCTGATCCTTGCGACTTGTGCACCGTGATCGCGTAGCCGTAGGCGAATTCGTGCGCCTCGTTTTTCGTGTAGCCCTTGAGATCTTTCTCGCGGCCCTCGAAGTGGTGCAGCCATGCCGTCACGCCGATCGCACCGCCCTCGCGCTCCTCGTCGCCGTCGTCGTCCGAATCCCGGACAACGAGGTGCACGAGTCCGTTCGCGTGGTCCGGCGTCGCGGCAACGCAACGGTGCATGCCGCCGTTGAGCAAGCCGAGCTCGTGATCGTTGCGCAAGCAGATCAGCCGATCGCCCGGCACCGGGCCGGGCGCCATGCCGCGCAGCCGGCGGATCTTGTTGTTCGTGCCGTGGCGCGTGGCGTTGCGACCGACGAGCAGTTGATCGGCGGCGAGCGCGCGCTCCTCGATCCTGTAGTCGCCGTATCGCATGACGTCGACGCCCTCACCGAACGATCCGAGCTCGGGCCGCTTGCCGTGTCGGATCATCGTCGCAAGCCGGAGGATCGGCGAGTCGGCGGCCTGCCGATGGATCTCGGTGAGCATGAAGTCGGGATCGCGTTGCGTGAAAAATCCGAGGCCGGCAACGGGGGGCAGCTGTGCGGGATCACCGAGCACGAGCAGCGGGATCCCGAACGACAGGAGATCGAGGCCGGTGCGCGCGTCGATCATCGAGCACTCGTCGGCGATGATCAACGCCGCGCCGTGCGCAGGGCCGAACGGATTCAGCCTGAACCGCGGGCCCTTGCGGTTCGCATCCTCTTTCGCGCGCGTGAGCCGATCGCCGGCGACAGCGAGCACAGCTTCGTCGAGCGGCACCGCAACGCGCGCGGCTTCGAGCTGCGCGGCGAGGATCGCGATCATTTGCGGCGTCGGTGGATCACCGCCGGACGCATAGATCAGCTTGTGGATCGTCGTCGCACCGGCGCACCCTTTCGACCTCAAGACGTGCGCAGCCTTGCCGGTAAACGCGCAGTACTCGACGCGGCCGTCGACGCCGGCGGCGAACAACTTCGCGATCGTCGTCTTGCCGCTGCCGGCGTTGCCGCCGAGGTAGAAGACTTGCCCCGGTGTGTTGGCCTTGGGTCCGGATCGGAACCAACGTGCGACGCGATCGAGCGCCGCGGCTTGCGCGTTTGATGGCTTCATATGGACAGGTTCCCGACGAAGAAAGGCCCTACTGGATGGAGTCGAACCATCACGGTCTAGCTCGCGACCTGTCCGACGCGAGCATCAACCGTATCACCACTGATCCGTAGGAAAAGACGCGCGCCGAAGAGGGTAGCCGGCGCGCGTCCCGAGGTCGTCGTATCGCGAGCGGTCGACTGCTCGCTACGCGTCGGCCTCTAAAACGCCGATGCGGCTTCGCTCGTCGGTGCGCCGGTCGACTGCGGATCGTCGGCCTGCGTCGTCTCGTAGGCGCCGGCCTTCGCACCCTTCATGTACTGCTCGTGCAGCACCTTGGCGGCGATGTAGCGCTCGTCGTCGAGGCCGAGCAGCGATCGATCCATGCCGCTGCGGCCGTTCTTTTCGCTGAACACCGGCGACAGATCCGGCACGTACCACGAGAGTTTCCCCTCCTGCCGGAACACCGTCGTGAGCCGCACGCGGTGCGCGAACATCGGCACCGGGGCCTTCGTGATCTTGCCGGTCGCGGCGTCCTTGACCTTGCTCTGATAGAGCGACACGTTCGTGTTCCACTCGCGGTACGCCTTGATCTTCGTCGAGGTGAACGAGATCAGCACGGGGCCCTCGGCGTTCTTGCCGCCGAACACCGGCACGAGCTTGTCACCCTCGCGTTTCCACGCCTGGAACACGATGCCGGGCACCTCGTACGTCTCGACGAGCTCGGTGTCGGGCACGAGCTTGTTGTCGCGATCGAGCAGCGGCTTGCCGGCGGGGTCGAGATGCTTGAGCGGGATCTTACCGATGAACTTGCCGCCGTTCGCGTTGATCGCGTCGCGCACGATCTTGGCGTTCTTGGGATGACGGCCGCGGAAACCGCCGCCCTGTCCCTTTTCGTCGAGCGGCTTCCACTCGGTGAACACGTGATCGGTGCCGGACGGAACGAAGTCGACCGCGTCGTAGATCTCGCCGGTGACGCTGTTGATGATCTGTCCGGCCTTCGCTTCACCCTTCGTCACGATCGGCGTGCCGGGTTGCAGGATGACGAGCATGGGGATCTTGCGATCGTCCATGTCCTGATTCTCGTGCCCCTTGCCGGCGTCGGTGCCGTAGTCCTCGGCGTCGAAAGTCGCCTCGTCGTCCTCGCGCTCGGCGAGCGCCTGCGTCTGCTGCGGCGCAGTCATCGCCTTGTTGTCCTCGGGTGCTGCTTCGGCCTTCGTGTTCTTGTTCTTGCTCGGAGTCGCCATGGTCGTTTCGTTCCTTCGCTATTCGTTGACGCTCGAGACGGGGAATCCGCCGCGAGAAAAAGCACGGTACGCGATCGGTCTGACGTCCGCTAGCCGCGGCCCGTCATGTCGCGGGTGATCTTCGCGATCTTCTGATCGAACACGTTGATCTTGTCGCGCGGCACTTCGGCGCCATCCTCGAGGAGCTCGCGGACGAGCTTCGATAGCGTCGTGTGGTGCACGTCCTTGACGGCTTCGACCTCGAAGCCGCGCGCTTCGAGTTCGACGCGCAGCTCGTCGGCGCGGGCATCCTCGCCGCGCGATAGATCGACCCCCACGTGGTTCTTGATCACACCGCCGTGACCATTGGCAGCAAGCCACTCGATCGCCGCGGCGCGCTTCGTGGGGTCGTCCTTGAGTGCCGGCAGTGATGCGCGGATCTTGCGGTCGATCGTGATCTTCGTCTTGTCGGCGAGCTTGCACTCGGAGAGCCGCATCGTGACCATGTGATCCGGGATCTCGCGCTCAACGAGATTCTTTAGCTTCAACTTCGCGGCTTCGAGATTCGCTTCGGCAAGGATCACTGCGTCGGACGCGACGAGCTCCTGTCCAACGAGATCTTCGAGCTGTGCGAAAGCGAGCTTTGCGTCGGCGGCCGCGACGTGCGATCCGGTGCCGTAGTTCGGAGCTTCCTCGGATGCCTCATCCGTCTCGATCTGATCGGTCATGATGATCCCTGTTACCATCGTCAACAGATCGAACGCAAGCGCGATCGTAGATTTCTTACGACAGCCACTCGCGGAGATCGTCGCCGACAACCTCCGCGGCGATCTTGTTTTTCTCGATCAGCGACTTTTGGATCTTTTCGTCGACGGTGCGCAGCGCGACGAGGTCGTAGTACGTCACCGGGTTGTGTTGCCCGACGCGATGGCACCGGGCCTCGCTCTGGATCCGCTCGTCGTACTTGAAGCTATTCGAGTAGTAGATCGCTGCTTTCGCCTCGACGAGCGTAACGCCTACGCCGATCGCGGCCGGGTTCGCGACGAAGAATTGCGCCTTATCCCCGCCGCGGAACGCGTCGATCGCGGCCGCGCGCGCCTTGCTCGACGTGACCGCGCCGTCGTAGCGGACGCAGCGATCGCCGAGCATCTTGCACAACCGATCGACGTCGTGCCGGAACCGCGCCCAAATGATCGCCTTGTACGGGATCGACGCGCAGAGATCGATCGCATGCAGCATGCGCGGATCGTCGAGCTCGTTGCCGGGCAACCGCATCGGCTCGGCGTCGGGGTCGTCGGGGTTAGGCAGGTAGCCGCACGCGATCTGTTGCAGCCGGAGGATCTTGACGATCGCGAGCGTCGCTGTCACGAGCTTGCCCTCGAGCTCGAGCATGCATTCGCGCTTGAGCTTGTCGTACGCGGCGCGCTGGATCGGCGCGAGCTCGAACGGGATCCGGGTGTAGAGCTTCGGCGGTAGATGGATCCCGGCTTGCTCCTTCGTGAGCCGCGACGTGATCGGCGCGATCATGCGGTGTAGCTTGTCGAGGTCGCGGTAGTACGCGATCACCTCGACGGTGCGGCCGCGGCTCGCCGGCACCGGCGACGCGGCTGCAGCAGCGACGGGGGCCTCCTCACCGTCGTCACCGGCGACCAGGTCGCCCGACTCCATCGCGAGCTCGAACGCCGCCGCATCGCCGACCACGGGTTCGGCGACGAGCTTGCGGCTCGACGCCGGCTCGCGCGCGGCTACACCGTCCGTCGGTGCCGCGATCACGATCTTGCGCTTGACCGCGAACGTTGCCTCGAACGCGGTGTAGCTGGCGATCCCGTGGCGTCGCCAAAAGTGCTCATCGATCATCACGATCTGAGAGTAGAGATCGAGCGGCGAGTTGCCGACCGGCGTGCCGTTGAGGATCCGCACGCACGCCGCGGCGATCGCGACAGCCTTGCAGATCTTGGTTCGCGCGGTCGTCGCGCCGGCGACGCGGGACGACTCGTCGATCACGAGCATGTAGCGGGGGAACGCGCGACGAAACGCACGCGCGACCTCGAGTCCGGCCGGCGTCTTGAGGCCGTCGTAGGTCATCGCCAGCCACAGCAGACGGCCGCGACCGCCGAGCACTTGTGCGACGTCGGCGATCTGCTGCCGAACCTTCGCGCGCTGTGCATCCCAGTCGACGCCGATCCACGGTGCGCGGCAGTGGCGCGGCAGCTCGTCGGTGATCCAATTGCGGTGCACGCCGTCAGGCGCGAGCACGATCACGCCGTCGATATGCTTGTTCTCGTAGAGCCGCACCGCCGTCTCGATCGTCGGGCGCGACTTCGCAACGCCGGGCTCCCATAGGATCCCGAAGCCGCGCACGTGCCACGTGTCGGCAACGAGCGCGGCCTGATGATCGAAGTCGTCGGCGAATTCGCGCTCGCCCAAGCCGCCGCCGAGGGTCACGGTTTCGTCTCCACAAGACGCTTGCGACCAGCGTCGGTAATACGCCACGTGCCGCGCTCGCGACCGACGCCGGGGCCGCCGACGTACGCGATCGCGCCGGCCTGGTTCAGCGGCATCAACACCGATCGCGCGTTGCTGATCCCGATCGCCTTGCCGATCTGTTTCGCTGTCAACGCGGACGCCGCGATCAGCTCGAGCGCGGCGCGCTGTGCTTTCGACAGCGCGAGCGTCACCCGATCGCGCCGATGACTTCGTGCCGCTCGAAGATCGATTTGGGGACCGACGCTTGCGCGGCGAGAAACTTTCGCGCTGCGATCTGTTGCTTGTCGCGGATCTTTTTCCGCGCGTCCCACAAGATCGCGAGGTAGCTCGAGTGCGTAGGTGCGGGACCCTTGACCGGCGAGTCGTCCGATCGATTGAGGAGCTCGTCGCGGCGACGCTCGAGCTGCTTGCGATCGCTGCCGCCGGGCTTCGTCAACCGCTTTTCGATGATCGCGATCATCGCGTTCGGGTGGCACATGTACGAGACGCGGCGACCGGGGAACACGCACGCGACGCGCGGGTCGAGTGGCGACAACACACCGGCCTTACGCTCGGCCGCGTCGGGCAACGTGCTGCGGAGTTGCTCGAGCGAGAACCCAACCCACAACGCCGATCCGATCTTGCCGGCGCGGTACCGCGACTCGAGGATCGACCACGCGGCCTGCACGTTCTCGCCGGTCGGATCGCCGTTCGGGTTCCAGAATGCCGAACCGATCTTCGGCGCTTTGGCTTCCCAGTGCTCGATCGAGTAGCAATCGCCCATGCCTTTGCCGTCGAAGAAAGCGGCCGGGCGCGAGCGCGGTTCCCACTGCTCGTTCCAGTAGTGGGACGTCGACGCGTCGAAGTCGATCGACGTCACGTCCGGTTCACTTGCCGCCGGCGCGAGCACGACCGAGGCGAACCTGCGGATCGCTTCGGGCGTTCCCCAATCGTCGGACGCCGACGACGTGAGCGCACCGCGCGAGCTCATCGCGGCGCGAGCTTCGGCCGCGACACCATCAGGCATCGTGGTCGCGAGCGCGGGATCCACTATCCCGCCTTCGACGCGTTGGCGTTGGCGATGTCGTCGGTCGCAAGCTTGCGGAGGTACGCGCCGGCGCCGCGCTCACCGAAGCCGAGCGCCTTCGCGCGACGCTGCCAGCGGGCGAGCTCGGGATCCGTCGTACGCACCATGTAGCGCACGTCGAGCGTCGACTTCGGGTTCGGGTTCGGCCGCGGTGCGCGGGCTTTCTTCGGATTCGCTTTCGTCATGATCTTTCCCTTGTACGCCGCGGCTGCGGCGATTGTCAACAGCATCACTCGGGGAAACCGGCCGCACGATGCGCGACGGCTTCCTCGAGAGAATCGTAGAGCTCGACATCGAACCAGCCCGCGGCGTGTGCGGCGTCGAGCTCGAGCTCGCGCACGTCGTCGGAGTAGCGTGACAGCGCGTGCGCCTTGATCTCCGTTGCGCCGCGCACGCCGGCAAACCGCGCCTCGTCCTGATAGCGCGTGAGCACGCGAGGCCCGTAGCCCGGTCCGTTCTTGCGACCGACGAGGCCGGGCACGAGCGCGGAGTCGGACGTGATCTCAGCGTTCGGACGGATCGACTTGATCGCGCGGATCGCATCCCAGTAGCGGCCGCCGCGCGCCTTCGGTCCGATACCGAGCAAGTGCAGACGCGCGCCATACCACGGCAGCGACGCACAGAAGTGGCGTAGATCATCGATCGACGTCGCGGCTTTCATCATGGGGATCCCGGCGATCGGTGCCTCGCGCAAGCCGAGGATCGCGCACTCGCGCGCGTACATTTCGGACATCGGGATCTCGCCACCCTGAACGACAACGATGATCCGGGCGCGCGTCGAAGCGACGGCCGCGACGTTCACGGCGTACCGCTCGAGTCGCGCGAGCGTGTCGAGCTGATTGCCGACGTGGTCGGGCGCGACAACGAGCGCGCGCGTGCGGAAGTTGATCCCGGCCCACATGTAGAGCTCGAACCGCTCGAGCCAATCCGCGTGCGTGATCGGAGCAACGTCAACGAGCCGACCGAGCTCCTCATCGAAGTCGACCTCTGAGAACGCCGCCGAATCGACGAACAGCTCGGTGACGCCGCCGGCGCGCAACTCGAGCGCGTCGAGCAACGGCTTGCGCGCCTCGCCGCACGTGATCCCGATGTTGCCGCACAGGCCATCGACCTCGCCCGGATGGTTGATTCCGCTCGCGAAGTGGCGGCCGATCTGCTCGAGCTCGGTAGGGAACGCGACGTCGGGGCGGTACTTGTTCGACATGAGAACATCCTAGCTACGTCTGTTGACGTTGTCAACAGCTAGTTACCCGATCGGTACCCGAGGGTCGAGAGTCGCGAGGAGCTGTGCCGTGATCGTGCGTTCCTGATCGGCAGCGTCGACTTTGTCGGCGAGCTCGACGGCACCATAGATCAGCGACGTCAAGCAACGCCGCGTGTCCTTGGAGCACGCGCACGCCGTGATCAACGTAGCGAGCTGATCGAGGTTGATGATCGAGGTGCCGGTCGCGCTCGCGATCGCGTTGATGTCGCGCACAACCTTTGTCATTCGTGGATCGATGGGCATGCGACTACTCTAGCCACGTCGGTTGACGTTGTCAACAGACTTGAGCTCGAGCGTGCGAGGCCACGTGGCAAGCGGCCGCCGGCGTGGTAGCCATTCGTCGTGCAGGAACATCCCGAGGCCGGGCGGTGCGATCATCCTTGACGAGAAACGCATCTCGGGGCGTCCGAAACGATCGCTTGCCGAGCTCTGCACGAACCGTGGCGGCCGCAGCCATTCGGATTGCATGCGCGCTAGCCCGAGTGACATCGAATGCCGCGGCTCGATCGACAGCAGCATCGGTGACAGTCCGCTCGACAGCAGACGCTCGGCGAGCGCGATGCGGTAGCGAACCATCGCGGCGATCTTCGGATCGTTGTCGGCGAGGAACAACGCGAAGTCGATCCCGTGCGTCCCCTCGCTGCGCGGCGCGACGTACGGCGGCCGCGACTTGAAGCGATCGGCGTCGTCGCGCCACCATCGCACCGGCGTCGTCTTGCTCATGGTGTCAGATCCTTTCGCCACGCTTCGTTCCGTCGCCGCACACGCTCGAGCTCGAGCTCCTTCGCGTAGCAATTCCACGCTTCCATCTGCCGCTCGGCGAACAAGAACGCCACATCGATGTCGTCGGTGCGGACGTTCGCGACCGGAGGCCGGAGCACGCTCGTCGCGCAGCGCGGGCACGTCTGCGATACACGACTGCAATAGTGGTGGTCGTACGCGAGCTGCATCGCAAGCAGCTCGATCACTTTCGACGGCACACCCCAATCCGGCTCGTGCAAGCCGAGGCGTTTCCTCGGCGAGCCGCACTCGGGCATCCGGCACACGTACGTGACGACGACCGCGAGCGTGTCGTAGTCGCGCTCGAGCTCGTAGGCGAACGTCCCCGGATAGATCGGCTGCCGGATCTCAGTCGCTCGCTTGAGCACGCGGTGCCAATCGATCTCCGGCGGCTGCGTCACACCGAACATCGTGTCGCGGATCTCGCGATCCTCCGGTGTTGACGCACCCATCGGGCGCATCCGCGCTTGCATTTTCGCGTTGTAGCTCGGCGTGCGCGCGTGGTGAACCGCTCGATCGATCTCGTGCGTGCCGTGCTCCTCGCACAGCTGCTGAACCTGTGCGGCGATCCGCTGCTGCCGTGTGCGGCTCATGACACCGTCGGGCGCAGATGGAGCTCGTGCATCGCGATCGCGAACCGAGCGAGCGCCTCGACGGGGATCGACGTCGACGCTTTCGTATTGGCGATCAGCTCGCCCATCGCGTTCGCGAGCGACGCGGCGCGCGTGTGGATGTCACCGATCGAGCACTCGGTGTGCTGGTCGTCGGTGCGGCCGTCGCAGGCCGGATGCCCGAGCTCGTGCGCGACATCGGCCGCGCACTGGTCGAGCGTGAACAGCACGCGCCACTGACACCGGCCGCCGAGCGACAGACCGTCGGGCATCGCGTGCCAGTCGGTCGACTCGATCAGATGCTCGAGCTCACCGACACCGGCGCCGATGCGCGCGAGCTCGAGCCGCAGATCGCCGAGTCCCGATCCGAGGTCGAGCAGCGCGGCGATCCGATCCGACAGCTTCGTCGGTGCCGGCGGCGGCGACGCATCGATCATGTACGCGTGCCGCAGGATCAGCCGCTTCGCTTCGGCGCGCGGGATGCGGAGGATGTTCGCGACGACAAGGTAGACGTCGAACGTGAACGTGCTCGAGCTCGGCGCGGTCGGCGGCGGCCCCATGTTCGGTTCGTCGTCGCCGGACCTGCCGTGCCAATCGTCCTGCGATCGGGGGAAACCGTGATCGCACTTGCTGCACTGCTCGTACTCACCGTGGCGGCCGCCGTACGGACACCGCTCGAGCTCGGCCTTGCGGCGCGACTCGAGCTCGCGCACGGCGCGGATCGCGAGCGTCTGCAACACGCGGCATTCTTCGACGGTGGCATCAGCGTCGAACGCGACGTCGAATTTTCGCAGCGCTGTCATTTCCTCGTCGGTCAGTGGAACGTCGTTCGGATGGCTCATGGTGCCCTCGCAATGAAGTAGTGGATCTCTTGCAGACCGCAGCGGCAAACGCCGGTGCTCGTCGTCGCGCCGTTGTAGGTCGCCCACTCGAAATCGTGCTCGACGTTCGCGAGCGAGCACGCCGAGTGATCGTTCGAGAACGTCGGCGGTGCGAAGCCGTACCACGGACACTCGTCGCTGTGGCCGAGCTTCGCGACGCTGTGGCCTTCGTCGCACTCGCACTCGCCGCGCGATCGTCCGAGCGTCGGACGTCCCACGAGATCGATCGCGGCAACGCTCGAGCTCGCACGCCGCTCGGCGCCAACCATGCGGCGAAGGAAGTCGAGCGCGCTCACGGAGCTATCCGCTCGCACAAGCGACACACGAGCGCACCGCCGACGTCGCGATACACCGCATTCGTGCCGCACGCACAGCGCGCGCGCTCACCACCGAGCGGGCGCCCGCACTGGCGACAGATCACCTCACCGTTGCCACCGATCACGGTGGCGAATCCGCCGCAGATGCACGTTGGCAGATTGCCGGTCGGCAACGGCGGTACGCGCTCACGCTCGATGCGTAGCGTCGAGCGGGTGTCGTTGCGCTTCGCATCCTCCGTCTTCGTCGCGACGAGCTTGATCAACTCCTCGATCAACTGTTGTGCAGCGCCGGTGCCGCACAGGTTGATCACACGCTCGATCGCTTCGAGATCGGTGATACGTCGCGCCGCGATCGCGTCGGTGTACACGTTGACGGCGCCGTCAACGATCAGCTCGTCGAGGTAGACGTCGAGTTTGATCTTCGCGATCGGGAGCTCGCCGGCGACGATGTCGACGTTGACGGCTTGGACGTTGTTAAGTTGCACGCCGTCGAGCACGACGTACGTGCCTTCCGGTGTGCCGTCGCTCTTGATCGATACGCGGTTCACGCGACACCATCGGGGCGGTAGCATGCGGCGATGTTGCGCGCGGCGCGGCCGCCGGCCGGCGAGAACAGCGCGAGGCGCTCGACGGTCGTGACCACGCCGAACAGCGACAGCCGCACGTAGCCGGCGCGGATCATCGGCGCCACATCCGGGTGCGCGATCACGAAGTCGAACCACGGCGGGGCCGAGCACATGACGAGCTTTCCATCGTCGTTGAACAAGCGACAGTGCGGATCTTCGAGGACACGAACCGGGTAGACGATCGGCGCGTTGCTCGTGTTGTTCGTCAGTCCGGTGAACATCGCGAGATCCTCGTCGGGGGCATAGCTGAACCCGAGGCCGAGCGCGCGATCGCTCACGGCCAACACGCCGCCGGCGCGTAGGCTGTCCCATCGCACGCGGCATCCTCGTAGGTCGCGACGCACGACTCGAACGCCGCAAGGTCACCGGGGAACGGTGCCGACTCGTCGAGCGTCGTGCACGTCGTCTGTCCGTTGTCCGACTTCGCACACGGTTGCAGGATCGCTTTCGTCATGTTGACGACGCAGGTCGGCTCGTAGCTGCCGGCGATCGCATCGCATGCGACGGCGCGACGACAGTCGGCTTGCGCTTCGAGGTTCGCAGCCTCGCCGATCGTCGCGGTGTCGGGCGCATCGACCGAGCAGCCGAACAACTGCATTCCGGCGAACACGGCGATCGCCGTGCAGAGAGCAAGCAGGATGCCGCGCGTGATCGTGTGGGTTCTCATGACGAGGACTCTGCCACGTTGCAGACGTGCTCGTCATGGAGTTTGATCGCCGCAGCGAACCGCGGCGCGTCCGAGACGATGCCGCACGCACACTCGATCAGGATCGACGGGGCATCCGGATCACAGAGGCCGACGACCGCGACCCATCGGCGCGCAGCGGCCGCGGTTGACGGCGGCGGTTCAGGTTCAGACATGATGCACATGGTTACATTCTCCGGTTGACGTTGTCAACAGCTTGAGCGCTAGTCTTCGCCGAGCGGCTTGCCGTCGGCACCGCGCAGCACGACGCGACGTCGGTCGTTGAGGATTTTGGCGCAGAGCTCGCGCGCTTTCAGCGTGTTGCGGATCCCCTGTTCACCCCAAACACGCACCGCGTCGCGGTCTTTGATGTCGCGGATCGCGACACCGTAGAAGTGCTCGCGCGTCCCGAACGGACAGTGCTCCTCCGGGGTCGCCACGTGGCATGCGGTGCCAATCTGCTCGGGGCTGATCGTGTCGGCCGTGATCGCTTTCGTCATGCGTACATCCTAGCTACGTCTGTTGACGTTGTCAACACCAATCGAACTACGACGCGAACGTCGCTCCGATCTCGGACGGCTTGAGCGTCGCGACGCGCTTGCCGAACCGCACGCGCAGCATCGGCACCGCGGTGTCCGCGACGTACGACTCGATCACGCCGTGCTCGCCGGCGTGGTAGCACGCGCAGCCGACCATGGCGATCGCGTGCGCGATGGCGCGCTCGGCGAGAATCTTGACGCACGCGCGAGCATCGCAGCGGTAGCCGTTGAGTGCGCGAAACGCGATGTTGGCGGTGCGCTTGTCGCCGATCGCGCGCGAGTACTCGAGCAGACCCTTGACGGCCGCGTAGTCGAGGCCGGCGTAGGTCGTTTCATTCGTGGTCTTGTTCG